GCCATGGTCGTCGGTGGCCAGCGCCCGCAACTCGCGGATGTCTCCGCTGATCAGTTGCAGGAACAAGGCGTTCAATTGAGTCGGTGACCATGCGGCGATTTGGTCGTCCGTCCACGCACCGGCATTCATCGCCCAGTCTCGCATCGCCTGCAATTCGCTCTCGGTCTTCAGCAGCGCCGCGTTGTCGGCCTCTGCCAACGCATTGTTCCACGTGATGCGACCGGCGTTGTTGCCAAGCTCGGCGACACTGCCGCTGTATTTCGCGGGTTCAGCCGACGCGAAGAACTTGGTTATATCGATTTCCATCAGGCGCTCCTGGGTTCCGAGCCGGAGCGCAATAATAGCAGCTTTGGCTGCGTTGTCAACCAGAACTGACAGCGGCATCGTCGCGGCGCGGCGACCGCCGACAGTCAGTACAAGCTCCGACTGCGAACCGGCTGATCCAACAATACCCTTCGCCTCGGCATTTGCCGATTCGTCAAGTTCCGATATCGGATGACAATCTGCGGCACCCGCCCGGATAGCTCGGACTGATTACGAAGCCATTTGCGCAAAATGACTTGGATGTTCACCCCTTCCTCATGGGCTTCGTACTGGGCTGTCACCCGAACCGCTTCGTCCAACTTTTCAAAATCCATCATCGCCTCGTGCAAAGGAAATCCCTTGTCGGACACTCAACGCCCGATGGCAAACCTGGAACTCAATCAGGCAATCAAATCTGGGTCATAAATATTCGATCTGAAATGAGATTATCGAATGACCCAGATAAACCCGCTGCAAGCGCCACGACAGAGCCTTCTCGATGAGGTACTTCTTCTACTTGGCGGGGAAATCGTCGATATCGAATTAGAGTCGCGCCATCTCAATGTCGCGTTCGAAGTCGCAATGGGCCGATATCGCCAACGCTCAGGAAACTCGCTTGAGGAATCGTTCTTGTTTATCGACGTGCAGCCCGACGTCGCGAGCTATAAGCTCGCCGATGAGGTGCAGGAGGTGCGCTACGTCTACCGTCGCTCCGCCACCGGGACCGGCGCTGGCGCCTCGATCGATCCGTTCTCGCTGTCCTACACAAATACGATTTACATGCAGCAGAACATCGGCGGTCTCGGCATGGGCGGCGGTGCCGGCAATCTGGCGATCTATGATCTCGCAATGCAGTATCAGAACTTGATCGGGCGCATGTTCGGACGGGAGATTATGTACACCTGGGACGCCGCTACAAAGATCATCACGTTCGAACGCCGCTTTACGGCGGTTGAGCAGGTTGCCCTTCATGTTTACAACGCGCGGCCAGAAGCGGTGTTGCTGGCTGATCCATATGCGCGGCCGTGGCTACGTGAATACTGCATCGCGGTCTGTAAACAGATGATGGGTGAGGCCAGGAGCAAGTTCAGCACGGTCGCGGGACCGCAGGGCGGCTTTTCGCTTAACGGTGACGCGATGAAGGCAGAAGCTCGTGCGGATATGGACCGGCTGGAGAAAGAATTGCTTGACTTCGTGGACGGCCACAACTCTTGGCCCCTCTGTATTGGATAACAATAGGTAGCCAAAGGCGCCCGGCCGGAACTTGACGGGAGCTTCGGCGTTTAGGTGGCGTTGCAACATGGAGTAGCCACACGTGTCAGACGACCCACAGCAAAATTATGATAAGGCCCGCGATCTTGCCGAAAAGGCGCTCGACGAAGCTGTTGAAGGTAATGACGCCAAGGCCGAAAAGCTCGCCGAAGAGGCAAAGGCCCTCGATCCAGACGCCGTACAGGACGTCGTTGACGAATTGGCTCAAGACGCCGAGTCCGACCCGCAGCAGATCAGGGAAGAGTTGGGCAACGACGCCGATAAAGAATAACAGGGAAAGGCGGGGCAGACTCCCCGCCTTTTTATTACAATTTGTTCAGCCGGTCGATCTCATCGAGAAGCTGCTGGCTGCGGCGAACGCAGGCAAAGCTGTTCACCAAGCGCTCTTCAAGTTCGACAGTCAGCCGTTGAAGTCGCGCTCGTAGCGCGTCGGCCCTGCGAGAGCCAGTATCGCCGACAAGGTGTTTCGTGCCGCTCCAAACTTCATATTTGTCAAACGTATCTTTAGCTGCCGAATATAAAGTCGCTGCAACTTCAAGGGCTTCTTCATCGCTGTGGGCCGCGAAGTTCTCCGCTGCGACGATTTTCAGACCATCATATAGATATACTCGGTAGTTCATCGCAATACCTTCACCACATGAAGGCAAAAAGTTAGCGAGCAGTGCCTTCGGCGTCAGGCGATGTCATTAAACTCGTAGAGCTATCTGCTAGCGGGGAGGTAAACCTTGAGCGCAGATGCGGTGTATGCGTGCCACCGAGAGATTGTATTTCTTACTGAGGTTTCTCAACAGCATTCCGCTCTGACGGTCCCGAATAATCTCCATATCACGTGCTACATGCATGCTCCCACGTCTGTTTTTTGGTTTTGGCGGTCGCCCGTTACAAATTTGGCTGCAACGCTGCTTCGTAATCTTAAACATTTTGGCTAGCTTGACCAGCGACAGGCCACGACTGTGCAGCGTCTTGATCTTGTCATTGCGCTCGCTCTTCTGTCTTGGATAGTTGCTCATCGTCGTCCCTCAGCTTCTGTGGGCCTGCTTTATGACGTCGCGAGCCGAATGTCGAGTGTCAGACATAAGCAGTTCGAACTTACAGACTGTTCCACCCCAACTTGAAATCCTTGTCTGCATGACGACGGAGATCGCTCGGGTCAAGTCGCCGCTTGGCCTCTTCACAACCGCTCTTCCACAGAAAATCCGGTGCATCGCAGCTTGGCGGGACTTTGTTGCTGCGGTTGGCCGCCCAGTATTCCGCGCCGTCTCGGAATGGGGTCGCCGGTAAGGCGTCGAACCACGCTTGGTACTCCAACCGGGCCTTCCAGCCTTCGGTGAATGTCGGATGCTCGGAGACCCACTGCGGGATTGAGTCGGCGCCTTGGCTCAGATAGCCAGCCGCCTGATCCGGATTGGTGAACCCGGCCTGCGGCCAATAGCGCTCAAATCGGGCGCTGAAAGCTGCGACCTCAAAGAATTCAACGCCTTGACCGAACTGCCGCCGACCGGCAAGATCGAGGCGATAACTGGCCACATCGAGGAGCATGCACCGCCTTAGGTCGATAGCTTTCGCGTAACAATCCTTGACTGCACCAACCAATCCCAGCATGCCGGATTTTTTGTAGGTCTGGAAGAATTCGCCCGCGACCTCGTCGATCGTCGCTTGCTCGGAAGTAGACACGCTAGAACGGGCTGGGCCACTGTGTAGTGCCGACTTCTCGCGGCTGATGGTCGAACCATTCTCGGCAACGATGAGGCCGCCGCCGGGTACTGTTAGTGCCACCTGAACGAGCATATTGGCGGTGCCAACAGAACGTTCGTTGCGCTCCTCGCTTTGTGTCTCCCACGCCACGATGCCGCTGACGGTGCAAACCGGCGGGTGCGTGCAATCGGCACTCAGATTCCGAAGCTGGTAATGACGTACCGGCCAGCGAAGCGAAAACTTGCGCTTCTCGTCCATGACTTTGGCCCGTGGCGTGGCCTTGCCGAAGTAGTCAACGCTATTGGCGTAATAGTATGCCAGCGGCTCGACGTTCCTACCGCTCTCCGACCAGACGATGTGGTACTGTCTGACCACGTTGATCGCCTGTTGTTCCAGAGACGTTACCTGCGTCGGAGCGGAAGTAGGCAAATCGTCCGGCAACTCCCCGGGCAGCAATGCCGCCGCCGGTGGCTGCGATTGTTGTTGTTGTTGAAACGGATGCGAATTGCTCGCCGCTTTCGGCGTACTCGGTATTACCGTCAGATCAATACCGTTTTTTTTCGCATCAGCCGGAGTCAACCATTGCATTTCTTTTGGCGGTGCCTTCGTGGCGTAGACGATGGCATCGAGCGGCAAGTTCAACTTCGTCAGATACGACCCGATGAGGGCGTTGCCGGTTGCGCTGATCTTGCTCGCCGCGTCGTAAGCGGCGTGGAAGCCAACATTTCCGCGCTCGCCGACGAAACGTTGCACGCCCGCCAGCCAGATCAAGCCGCAGACAGATGCGCAGCGCGCATCATCCGGCACGCCGGTTAAAAAACCATTTTGCCGGATCATCATGCCGATATCGAGCCCGTCAGCCAATGCGCCGCCCGGGCTATCTAAAATAACCCCGACTTTTTCGACTCGACCAAGTGTCTTTTGGCGTGTAATGTCCGCGACGATGTCCTCGAATTTCTTGCTATCGCCGTCCTCGATCTCGCCGGTGATTGCGATCATCGCCACTCTTTTGGCGGCGTCGATATGCGAGGTGATGTCAGCGGCGTGGGCCGATGAGTAGAGCAAACCGCCCAGCACAGCGGCACGACCAAGAGCGCGAAACATAAAATTATCCCCTAATGGCGAACGGCGAAGCGTGGCACAAAGTCATTCAGTAGCGTCCCGGTCTGACGGTCGATGTTGCGCGCAATACCGCCGATGTCATGAAAGACATCGCGGTCGTCGCCAGCTAGCATATCCCGCAGCCGCAACCGGCAGCCGTTGAGATGACAGGCAACGAGCGTCGCCGTAAGCTCCATCGGCTCTGTCCAATCCATCTCTTCGAGGATCGGCCAGACACGGGTAACAATGGCTTCGATCACCAAAAGTTCGGCGCGATCAATCCAAAGGTTCTGCTTTGCCATGGTTCCGCCTGACGCATTGTGGCGTCACCCCGTATGTGTTCGTTAGCTTCTCAATCGTGCGTCTGCGCAGCTTCGCTGTTTCGGCGTCGATCTTCACTTGGCGGGCAAGCTCATCAACCTGCCATTGAGCCAGTGCGACCAGTTCCTGCCAGACCTTGGCCACAGCGTCGTTGTCATTCGGATTGATACCGCGTTCCTGGACCGCTTGATACAGCGCCAGATGGGCTTGTGCGTCCATCCGCCCGGTAATCCTGACCCAGGAAGATGGAATACTCACTGATTGCATAGAGACCTCCGCTAGCGAAAATACACCATGCCGTATTGTGAGCAGCCAGCCAATGGGTCAGCGGCGAACATGTTGCCCCTGACACCTTTCGCGGGGCGTTTCCAGCCGTCGGCCTTGAGCAGATCACCGTTCGCCAGATCGATGAACCCATACGCCGAATCATCGCCGTAGCGCGTCACGACGATGCGGCCGTATTTGGCCCCACGTTGCACGCTGAGGACCCTGTGGGCTTGGTTGTTCGGGCGATCATCGAATGCGTCGATCTTCGCCTGGAGCTTCGCGAGGAAGGCAGCGAGATTTTCTTCGGTAACCTGCGGCATCAGGGCGCTCCGTTCGATGGCGCCATATTACCGGTTTCGAACGATTTGTCAACCACTTTTCATCTCGGGAAGGGATTGACGGCGGCCCAGAATCCGTTTAAATAGGTTTTTCCGTACGGAGCACAAACCATGAGCCTCAAAAGACGTCGGCCGTCGCGCCCGCGCAATCCCATCGCGCGCGACCTTCTCACGCCAAAATATCGACCCAGGGTGGTCGAAATAAAGACCGTCAGTCGCCAGACCGTCAAGGCGCAACTGAAAAAGGACCATCGCAATCTCGATGGTCCTTTTTTTATAGCGCTATGCCCAGTAGACCCGATCCTGATGCAGTCGCTTCAAGAGCTTGGGGATGCCTCGTTCGGCCTCTTCCTTGCGCCGGTCGAGCCAGGACGCCAGCTTGGCGACGGCTGGCGCTAAAGCTGGTTTTTCGGCGACCAGCACCGCCATCAAGTTCACCGTGGTGGCGACGTCGTTGACCTCGCCAAGCGCCTGCTGGATATCTCGACATGGCCCGACGAACCGCCGGACTTTTTTCGCCGGATACAGGCTTTCCGAAAACTCACACGCGTAGCGGAGCCGCTTGGTTGACTTACGCAGGGCATGCAAGCGTTCATCCGAGCCGTTGAGCCGCCGCTGGCGCCGGGCGACTTTCTTGACAAATCTGGTTAGCAGTTGCGGCATCACCTCGGCAACGGGCCGGTCCATGCCTTCTGAAGCGACCATCGGCGAATTGTCTTCGGTCCAGGCCAGCATACTCAGAATCAGCGAATTAAACGTGCGGCTCTCCAGTTCATAACGGACATCCCGATGTGCGGCTTGTTGTTTGGACGTCGCCGCTGCCTGGATAAGATCAAGCCAGCTAGCCTCTGGCAAGGCGTCCCGTGCTTCGACCAGGGTGGACGTGACGAAGACGTCCCAATCGCGCGCCTCGCCGAACACATGACCGAAGTGCTGCAAGTGCTGGTCGTACGCCTCGACCGTATCGCGGTGAAGCAGCTTCCGGAACATCAGGAGCGCCGTACGGAGCCGCCGAATACCCACCCGTATCTGATGTACGCCGTCAACATGCCCCGCATAGGCGGCAGCGAGATTGCTCCAGAGATGATCGATGACATCGCCGATGATCAGACGGAAACAATCGATTGTTTTGGCGTTTTTATCCAATGTGACGTCGCTGTGCTTTTGGGCCTGTGCTGGCGTTCCTGTGACCAATCGGTAGCCGCGTTCGGCTTTGCTGGACGGTTCGATCATCAGCGGCGTTTCGAGTGCCAGTTCCACGGCTACGCGGAACATTGAGCCAGCGTCGCCGCTTTTGACTTCGAGTTCCAGGTCGTTTACCGGTATCTGCCGGTCGTTACTGAGGCCACGAATTTTTCCTTCATCCAAAGCCGCTTCGATTGTCGCATCACCGATATGTAAGGCGCGTACAGTTCGCTCGATTTCGGTCTCGAAAATTGGCTTTAGTTCCTGAACTTTTCCGTCGATCATTTGCCAAACTGGCGTGGACTGAAGCCGCGCGATGTCAATTTCCCCAGGACACTCTAGGGCCGATTCAATCTCCGGCCTGGAGCCTGCCCTGGTCGGGCCTTTGACGGTTTGCTGCCATCGCCCGGTCTCACTGCGCCGTAGTCGCAGGCTCCAGCCGGTGCGACCTAAAGCATGCACTGGAGTATCATAATATCTGCTAAGTAGATGCTGCCGATACGCTGACGCGGGTTGTAATATTCTATGTTCTTCAAGCGCCGAGCGGCCGCTCAGCAAAGTGAACGCCAACTCCGTCTCGCGGGTGATTTGCTCAGGTTGCATTGGGTCACCTTCCGTTTTACCCGTCAGCAGCTTACACGCAATCTGATCCAAATCAACCCGCGAGTGGAACTTACGTCAAATCGGTGAATTGCTGAGAACGCGGATGTAGGCGCATGCGCCCGCCGATCGAATTATCGTTATTACGGCGATCTTGGAGGATGACGGCTTCAGCGGGCTCCTGGTCCGCCACGCGCCCGTTGCGCTCGCCATAGCCTTCGATGGGCGTGCGAATGATCCGATCTTTATATTGTAGCAAGTCCACGAACCAGTCGCAGGTGCCGCGCAACTCGTGTGAGCAGGCACCTTTGTACGACGACAGCGTGACACGTGTCGGACGCTCGCCGTTGATGCATTCTTCAACCGCCACCGCCAAATCTTCGCTACCAGCGAATAGGATGATGTCATTGACGCGCTGCGCCGCTCTCATCATCGCGCACGTCAGCGCCACATCGACGCTCTTGTTCATGTGGTGGCGGCCGGTATTGCCATCGGTCCACTCTCGCAGATCACCCAGCACCGTGGTGTAGCCATTGTAGCGCAGGAAATCGAGCAGAGTGGCAATCGCCGGCTGCTGGATCATCCCCTCTTCGTTGTAGGCTACCTTCAACACGTATGAAATCCTCCGGCAGTCATACTCCTCCATTAGGATGTTGCGCAGGCTCTCGAAGTCGATGGCGAAACCCAGCGTCCGGCAAACGCCGTACAGATGAGCCCCGTCGATGATAACCTCCACCGGCGCTCCACGCCGGATTCCAAAGGTTGTGGTTGTCTTCGCGATTGATACAGCCATTACTTTTCCCGCTGAGAACTTTGTTAATAAATCCTGATGTGCTCCATGGCACCGGCGTGTTATACGCCGCTGGAACAGGCGGTCAATGTGGGTGTGGTCACGACGCAGTGAGCGCGGAATTGGTCAAAGAAAAGGGGCCATTCGGCCCCTGGTTTTAGCTGGTTGCATTGTTTGGTTTCCATACCCACGTGGCGTGGCCGCAGTGTGCAATACTTTCATTTGAATGAGATCGGCCACGAAAGGGCGCCAAATCCACCCTGTTGCTGCGTTTAGTTTCGATGGCTTTATAGGCAATCTCTGGCCCGACCACGCGACCCGTTAGTTTTTGCGAGATTTTCTTTTTTGTTTCTTGTTTCAGTAGCTTGCCTGTGCTGCGAACAATGAAGCCATCGGCATAGCGTTCGAGTGCTTTCGCGCGCAGAAAGGAGCCTTTCGGCCCCTTTCGTTAAGTAGATTTAGATATTGGTGGCACCCTGCGTATTTAGTATCCTTATCGGAACGAAGATGAACTCTATCGCACGCACAGGTTGAATCGCGCAATCAACCCACAACTCATTTGCATCGATTGTGTCCGGCGTATTGTTAGTGGTATCACATACGACCGCATAATCGTATAGACCATTCAGCCCAACTAGTTGGGAGAAAAACCGTTCTACGGACGCCTTAGCTGCCGCTCGCGTGTAGGCGGTATTCTGCTCGAATAGGAACGGCTTCATGAGGTTATCAAGATGATACACGATATAATTGATCAGGCGCGCGACGTTGATCCGGTCGAGGGCGCTCGACAAGGGATCGAGCGTCTTCTGCCCGTAGACGACTAGGCCACGATGTGGAATGTAGGCGATCGGGTTGATTTTATTGATATACAGGACATCGCGCTGACCCTGATTGAGGATCACCGACGTGTATTCACCATTGTTCAGATAACCGACAGACGATGCATTGGTCACCAAGCCGCGCGTGAATCCAGCCGGGGCATACCACGGATAGGCCACCTGATCATTGTAGGCCATCGTCACAAGCGCGATCGCAGACGGCGGGATCATGATCTCGGTGCCGTCGTAGTTGGTGCCGAGACCCCACGGGTAGTAGACGCCGACATAATCGTCCGCTACCGTCAAGCCGTCCTCGCCTGTCGTCACCGCGTTCGCGGCGTTGTTCGCCCAGTGCGCGATCGAGGTGCCGTCCGGCGGCAAGCGGGCCGGTGTATCGCCGATGGCGAATGCGACGTGTTTCATATCGACATTCAAAGTAATCATGTCCGGGATCATCTCAGGGTAGCCAGGGGCGGCGACCAGATTAAAGAACACAATCTCGGAACGGATTTCCTCGTTGGCGGTGAGCACTGCGCCGAGCGCGTTGACAATCACGACGCGTTGCGCCCGACGCCCCATATTCGGCGAACCATCGGCCTTGTTGCCCGAGGCTTTCACCCAGCGATCGCCGGAGGCCAATGCAGGAAAGGTGAAGCTGGTGCCGCCGACGTAATAGGTATTCACGGTGTAATCGTCAAGGCCATCGCCCCTGAAATAGTCGGGCGTCCATGCCTTCACGCTGTTCCCAGAGTAGCGCGTATTGAACAACATCGTGCCCGCAGGATAGAGCAGCGGATTTGGCGCGTCGGGATCGACGTAATCCGACAGCGCGAGATCGGCGGCCATGGTCGAGTTGTAGGTGTACGACCCAGCGTTGGTGATGCCGGCGAAGGTCGGCCCGCTGTCCATACGCGCGTCGGCGAAGACAATGCCAAGCGGCGTGCTATTGTCGGTGTTATCGACCTGCTCCCATTTTGCCGTCGAGGTGTTCCAACGATAGATGGAGGGGTAGTTCTCGGTATCTGACGTGTCGATCCAGAGGTCGTTATCGACCAAGTCGGTCGTTCCGTCGCTTTGGGTCAGCGGCGGGCTCGCGGAAAGCTGCGGACCCTTGGGATCAGTGCCCGTATAGAAATGCGCGTACCCGATCCAGTTGGAGCCATTGCTCACCATGATATCGGCAGACAGATTGCTGTCGAACCACAGCGTGCCAGCGGCGGGCGGGGTCGTCGGTGCAACCAAGCTAGCCTCGTAGCTCAAGCTTTCCCACTGCGTGCCGGACCAACGGCGAAGTTCCTGGGCGCCGGTTGCAACGTCGTAGCCGACATAGACGCTGCCGGTTGCTGGCGCGCGAAGAGCGAGTAGTGCGGCGGTGTCCTTGTTGGCGTCACCGTCGGTGAGAGTGCTAGTAAAAGCGTAGAAGGGCGCACTCACGAGTGTGAACGCCCCAAGAGCGCCGTTGTAATATTTGACACTCCATTTCGCGCCGTTGTGCGACGGATTCCCCTTTATCCAGATCGACCCTGCCACGTCTCCAGACGGGTAGGTGGCATTGCTGTTACGCGTCACCGAGACACCGTTCACGGTGCCTTCCGTCAAGCCCAGCGTGGCCAGTGGCGTGCCGGTGCCGTTCGCCAACGTGATCGCGGTCCCGGCCGTGTTTGTGATCTGTAGAGCCCCGCCACCGGTCATGGCGGCGGAAATGTTGGTGATATTGGCGTTGTTGATATCGGTCGCAACGTGCGCCAAGGTCGTCTGGGTAATGACGACGGTGACCCCGTTGATCACGAGCGAATTGTTCACCACCATCGTGCCAGACGTCGCAGTTCCAGTCACGACCGTCGGACGAGCCGCAAGCCATTGGCTGGAGCCGATCAGGTACCACGTACCCCCAATCTTCTCATAAAACAGATTCGACGGGTCAGTTGCCGGGGATACACAGATATCACCGTTTGAGCCAAAGCCGCTCAGTGGAATGTTGCTGTCATCGACATTGCTGCTGCCGGCGATCTTGACGCTGACCATATTCCACGCCGAGGCGGGCGAGGAACTGCCATTCGCGCGGAACGTGCCCCACTGCGTCTGGCTAAGATCGAACCAATAGGTCCCTGGCAGAGGAGCACCAGCCGGGGGATTGGCTGCCGGAACCAATTGGCCCAAATCTAGGTCGGCGCGCAGTATGTAGCATAAGTTGTTGACGCCAAGATAGGTATACGCCGTCCACAGGCCATATTCATTTAGCTCATTCCCGTGCAGCGGCGTGCCCTCGAAGGTATAAAACTTCGGGTTGCCGAAATTCTGAATGAGTTCTCGCTGGCTGGTCATCAGGCTCAGCGTGCCCGCTTGTGCCGGTGCGGTGGCAGGAGCGATGCCAACACCACCCGGCGCGGCTTTGTTTGAGGCGGTCGCCAGGACGATCAGGGGGACCGTGCCGGGGGTGGATGAGTTGTAAAACGACTCATCGCTAATGGCGATCGAGATTCCTGGCGACACAAGGGTTTGGACCATAGTTTACTCCGATATCGGATTTAAATCTATTTACTAAAGAGGGACCTTTTTTAGGTCAATTCGACAAGCGTCCGTCGCAGAAACGTCATGAAAAAGGGGACGTAAAGTCCCCTTCATAAATATCCGAATGAACAAGACTCAGCCCGCTAGCATAGCCCTCGACCCAGTCGCCTTTGCCCGGTGGGTGCAGGACGTCGCTGCCATCAACGAAGCCCTGTCAGAACGATTGCGAGATACCGCCGATGTCTTGGCCGCCACCGACGCCGGTTTAGCGATGCGCCTTTATCAAGCGGCCGACGCCTCCAATGATACCGCCCATCATCTGCGTTGCTCCGCGCCGAACCCCCGTGGCAGTTGGAACAAGGACGGGGTGTTCAGCATCGGTATTATCTTCGGCCTGCTGATGCATCTCCTTACCGGCGTCCGGCGGAAATAGCACCCGCATCTTCTCATGTAGCGCCAGAATGGTGAAGTCGTTCTCAATAATATAATCGACCGGCTCGTTGAGCCAAACCCACTCGCTCGGGTGGACCTTGTAGTACTCATGCATGAGCCGGTGGGCGACGTGGTCGCCGTCGAGGGCACGCAGGGCGGTGTCTAGCCAGATCGGATCAGGACCGCGTCTGATGCGTATCAACACCCCCTGCCGACCGATTTCCAGTTCGTTCGGGAATCGGAGGTCGCGTAGTACCACCGGCGCGTCGCCAGCCAGTTCGATGCGACGTTCGACGTTCGCTGTCCAGATGTCTGGATGAAAATGTTCGCGCATGAGCGTCCCAAAATTCTGCAACACCCAGCGCGGTGTCAGGTGCGGAACGTCAAGTCGCGCTGCCCACCACGGATCAACTTCTTCGCGCCAGCGTCGGCTCTCGTCGGTAATGCCTTCGAGTAACGACCGATCCCAGCCAAAGATCATCGCGGCTGAATCCTTCATTGCATCGGCGAAACTCATCGGCACGAAGCCTTGCGCGATTAAAGGTTGCGACGCTGTATCTTTTCCACTGGACTGAAAGCCCAGCAAGCCCACTATGCGTGTCATTTCATCCTGTCTCGATTGTCTGAGAGTAACCGACAATAAAGTTGGGAGTTATCTCTGTCTATAATTCCGCTAAATATTGGATAAAAAGAATCCGGAGACTTCTATGTCTACATTGCAAAATTTCGGCGTTCCGACCGGCTTCGGGACCGGACGCGGCGGCATTCTGATGCCCAAGGTTAAGAATCGGTTTCGCGTGTTCGTTTATAATTTTGGCGGCATTGCCCAGCCGGTGGCGTTCACCCAGCAAATCATCAGCGCCAGCCGACCCAACGTCACCTTCGATCCACAGGAAGTCCACGCCTATAACTCCGTGGCCTATTACGGCGGAAAGGCGAAGTGGGAGACGGTTACAGTAACCGTGCGCGATGACGTCACCAACAGCGTTGCGGCGCTGTGCGGCAGTCAGACCCAGCGCCAGATGAATTTCTTCACTCAGACGGTCCCAGAGGCGGCGGCTGATTACAAGTTTATGATGACCGTCGAAACGCTGGACGGTAGCGACGACGGCATCTTGGAACGCTGGGTCTATGAGGGCTGCTTCCTGTCACAGGTGAACTATGAGAGCTTTGACTATAGCTCGTCAGACGCGATGACGATCGAACTAACCGTGCGCTTCGACAATGCGACGCAAGACAACTCGATCACGCCGGGCATCATGCCGCCGGTGCCGATCCTGAACTTGCCGAGCCCGTTCACCGGCTAATCTGACGCATGGCGATATCTCTACGTAGTCCGCGTCAAGCGTCCCAGGTTTACGCCGCCGGTCCGCCCCGGCAGCGTAACCTGTTTTTGGTGCGGTTTCACGCAAACGGCAGGCCCGACTTTGACAAACTGACTTACGTGGTGAAGCACTGCGATCGACCGAAGATCAGCCCGAAGGCGGAAGAGCTTAACCAGTACAATAAGCGGCGACAGGTTTACACCGGATTCAAACTCGAAGCGATCAAGGTCACCTTCTACGACAGCGCTGATGGCATGGCGCAAAAGATGTGGCAGCAATATTCGCAGTACTACTTCGGGGATTTTGCGCCAAATGCCGCTGCTGGTTATAACTATGACATTACCACCCCAACGTTCAACGCGGATGCCAATTTTGGTCTGAGCGAAGGCTATGGTGGTGCCGACGATGATAGTGCCCAGTGGTTCTTCTCGGGGATCGATATCTTCCACTTCTACGTCAATGCCGGTCAGCATTACTACGATGCATTCACATTGAAGAATCCGCGTATCACGTCGTACGAACCGGACGATCTGGATTATGAGAACGCGGCCGTTAATCAAATTACCATGCAGTTCGTTTATGAGAACTTGCAAGTTCAGCAGGGCCAACCGGTCGCAGCCGGCCAGTTTGGAGAATTCGGACAGCAGTTCGCCGCCAATACCGGGATCACCGTTCCGGATCAGACACCTGTCAGCCTTGGCGGTGTCGCGGCACCACTACAACCGCCCAGCTTCCCTGACGTCAGAAGTTTAATCACGCCGCCGCTGCCGCTTGGCACGTCGCTGAACGCTGGTTATCGGACGATGTCGCCGTTCTCATTTGGTGGGCTGGCGACGCTGGGCAATTTCAGTTTCGGCGCGATCAACACCCCGCTCGGCGGGACGGCACAGTATGGCTACAACACGGCTCCGGCGCAGCGGCTCAGCGCGGATTCATATCTGTCCAGCTTCCTGAGCAATATACCGGTGCTATTCTAGGCATGGCCCGCGCCCATTCCGGTAGCTTCGTGCCGAAGAATCCACAGAAATACGTCGCTGCGAATATTCACAACATCACCTATCGCAGTTCTTGGGAACAATCGATGATGATGGTGCTCGACAATCATCCCAATGTTGTCGGCTGGGCCAGCGAAGCTGTGCGCATCCCCTACCAGAAGCCGGTGATGGAAGGCGGCCACATGATCATGAAGGCGACGTTTTACGTCCCGGATTTCTTCGTCGTCTATGAGGATCGTGATGGGAAGCGGCACACCGAACTAATCGAGATCAAGCCCAGCGATGAGCACCCGAGCTACGGGAAAAAGACCAGCCGATTGAAGGAAGCACGACAGGCGCTGAACGCGTTGAAGTGGCAGGCGGCCTTGAAGTTCTGCCAAGCCCGTGGTTGGACGTTCAGGGTTGCGACCGATCGTGACCTGTTCGGCATGGCGAAGAAGAGTGGATCATGATTAAGGGTCAACAAGGTATCACCGATATGCTGAACTTGCCCGCACTCGACGAGGTGTTGCGCGCGCAGACGCCGCCGCCTCTGGACCTTGAGCCATCATCGCCTGAGCCGGATCAGCAAGAAATCACCCGCACCGTCGAGAAATTCAACGAGATCAACGCCCGTATGGCACTGATCGAAGGCACCGACCACGCCGACAAAATGGATGAGCTATACAAAGAGATTCTCGGCCATGCCCGTGATCTGATGCAGTATGGCTACAACATCGATAATCCCCGTGCGCGCGGAATTTTTGAGATTGCCGCCGCCATGTATGGACACGCCATGAGTGCCGCCAATCACAAGCGCGATGCACAATTAAAGACATTGAAGATGGCGCTCGACAAACGCAAGATGGAACTGGATGAAAGGCGTGCGGCTGGTGTCACCGGACAACAGGCGGCAACGATCGACAATGACAACACGATTGTTGTCGAAGATCGCAACGAACTCATCCGGCGGCTGCGCGAAAATTTGCCTTCTAAATAGGCGATGATCGACCGCAGATGCAATCTGACCGGCGACGAGTTCCGCCAACAGTATGTGCAAACCGGGACCGCCGTAATCATCACCGATAAAATGGACAATTGGCCTGCGATACACGCTTGGCACGCCGACTATCTCAAAGCGGTTTGTGGCACAGAGACCGTCGAGGTCATGGGCGATCGCAACAGCGACCCGTTGTTTGAACAGCACTGTAATGATCATCGGCGACGAATCAATTTCTCCGAGTTCACCGACTTCGTTTTCTCCGGCGTGCAGACGAATAACACCTATCTTGTCGCCAATAATCAATTTCTGGAGACGCCGACCGGTCGGCGTCTGGCTGCGGATATCCGTCATCCGCCGGAGTACCTTAATGCGGCCGATCGAGCCGGGCGCGTGTTTCTCTGGTTCGGGCCACGCGGCACCGAGACGCCGCTGCATTACGATGTGCTGGATGTGATGCTGGCGCAGGTGCGGGGCAGTAAACGCATGCGCTTATTCAACCGCGAACAAAGCCCGATGCTCTACAACAACGTCGGTGTCTATAGCGCTGTGGATTGTGAGCGCCCGGACTATAACCGCTTCCCGCTTTATCGGCAGGCACAGGCACTAGAGATCGTTCTCAACCCTGGCGAGATGATCTATCTACCGCAAGGCCATTGGCATCAAGTGGTTGCGCTTGAACCCAGCATCAGCGTGTCGTTTACCAATATTCTGCGATGAATGTTTAGTCATGTTCACAGAGCGCTTCCAAAAGTCGATCGATTGTGCGACGCTTCCGCTGCCCAAATAGTGAAGTCAGATGTAGCCATGCACCAGTTCATTGATCCATTGGAGATTACCCTACCCGAACCGTGGTCGTCGCGGGTTGTGGCCTTTCGGGGTATGGAGGGACCCACACTGCATCGCTCGGTGCGGCGGTTTTTCGCTGATTTGGAGGAAGCTGCGGAGTCAGGCGACATAAACGCCATCTTACTGTTCGACGCGATCAGCGCCGCAATTTGCGTCCAATTGGAGATGAACGATTTAATCGCCAAACGGCGCTGAACACCGTGCGAAAAAATGAAGGATTGGCCATTCGCGGAGCGGCAACCGAAGTTCGGCGTCAACGCCGTGGGCTCCGCCGGTAGACCACAACCATGCGAACGGAATCCCCAGCGCATCGAGCAGTTGTCGCAGAGTGGATTCACTATTGCGTGTCCAAAGCAGACAATAGAAGCTGTCGCCGGTAACATCCCGGCGACAGGCATTCACTGAAAACTCGGACGATGCCGGTGCACAGCCGATCAAGACAGCAACCGGCACCGCATGATGGACGAAGAATTCGGCAATGTCTTCGCCGCACGACGAATGTCGTAATAGCTTTCTATATGCTTCCAAATCCATACATGTCTCTGATCCCCCTATGACTGGGGTTTATCCACTTCGCGTAGTAAATCCTGGCCGTATTCCCTGGCAAGATCAATAATACCTCTGTGTAGCTCCTGCCATTGACGATAATTTTGTGCGTCGTTAGGCGTGCGCGCCGCTCGCTCGATCAGTTCAACATATAGCGGAAATGGGCTGATTTCTTCCGGCATGTCGGCTCCTCTGCGTGTGTGCAGCGTGATCAAGCTAGAACCGCCGCTGAAGAAAAGCAATACCTTGCGCTAAATAGCAACGAGTTTGCCCGAGGTGCGCAATGCAACTGAAAGAATATTTGGCCCAGACGCAGAAAGAATATCCGCTGCGGCTGAAAACCATCGTCCCGCTTGATGACGCCGCCATGGATCGAATTGAGATGGCAGTGGCGAAATACCTGCCGCTCGTCATCGGACGTCCGCAGAAAACCATCCTTCAGCGGCAGCCGATGGAATTCCCGGAGATTCGCAATGCCGAAGTTCATATTTTAGACATGACATTCGGTCTCCCCGCTGCGCCACACGTCGTCCGTGACGACATCCGCACCGCGCTCAATGCCCCCGACAGCTACGTGTTCGTGCGCGGCCAGAACGAGCCGGGCGAGCTAGAGATCGCTCGTCTCAACGCGCTTGCAGATATTGACATCGAGGCCGCCGAGAAGGGGCTAATCCCGGCGGCGATTTTAGGTGATGACGACTACAACGATGCTGCCGAGCATGCCCACGACACGATGTTTGGCAATGCCTACAACGCGGCGTTTCTGGCCTACCTGCGCACGGTGCAGAAAGAGCGTGACGAGAAAGTGGCGAAGGTGGTGAACGCACCTTTTGCGTGGCTCGACCTTCCTGACCGAGCAGACACAGACATCACTCAAAGCGATGCCAACTTCAACGCGCATATTCCCGACGCGCCGCGTGTTGCACCGCAGGACGGCATTAAGGTCAGCACCGATACGCATTTCCACGAAGTTCGTCGCCTTTTCCGGGATAAGGACGGCAATCGGGTGGTGATTGCCCGTAGGCTCAACATCGGAGGCGCTCAATGAGACAGTTCCTCAATATTCTCAATGAGACCGTTGACGAGTTCTCGACGAAGGGTCATGCTGGTCAAAAGGTTAAAGCGAACGCGCCGCGCTTCGCCGACAATCCTATGCAAGACGATCCACACGATGACGCTGTTGAGATCGTGCTCGATGAATACAGTACAATGGGGCGCTTAGCGAAGGTCGATCGATTGCACGGCCTGCTCAGTGATGCCGGGGTGAGCGACCAGGAGATTAAGCAGGGGGTGAAATTGACGGATGTCGGACTGCACAAGGTCGCCGCCGCGCTTGGCGTCGGCCCGGACGACATTCGCATGTTTATTAAGACTTTGACGCAGCAACTGCGCGACGAGGATAAAGACGAGACGGAGGGTGATCTCGGGGAGGCATATCGTCGGTTCATGGACGAAGCCGAGATGCTGCACGACGACGGCGACAACAGCGATGCCGCTTCGGATGAGCCCGACGGCGATCATTTATCGGCCGAAGGTGACTATCTAGGGGATGTCACTGTGCGCTCGGCACGGACGGGCAAATCCAGGTTCTATCAGGGCAGTGCGGCTGCTGGCATCACACAGGCGCTGAAGGGTGCCGACGACGAGGAAAAGCAAGAGGTGTTGGCGCCCCTGATGGAGAAAGAATCCGGCTACGCCGACGAAATCGCCAGCAACAACGGCGGCACATATAATTTTCCGTGGACATTTCGATCCCAACACGGTTTTGGAACGGCGCAATATAGTTCCAGCAGCAATGGTGAGCCGATACTGAAGTTGATCAGTATTCGTGACAACGGCGGTGAAGATGTTCCGGCTGATCGTCGCATGCACGCTGCCCTATTGACACAAGCGCGGGAATTCATCGCCCACGTCTGATTCCGCCACCAGCCGTCCGATGTCGTACACGAACTGGTGACAAGACGTCGGACCCTGCGGTATAATGTTGTAATGTTGAAAGATATTGTTGACGCCTACCATCAGGCGAACTTCGACGGCTGTTTGCAGTTCGCGGTGGATGACATGCTCGCCAACCAAGGCATCGAAACCCTCCATATCGCCGGACTGGCGCTATTGCAGTTGCGTCGAGTGGAAGAAGGCATGACATTGCTCCGCGCGGCCGCTGCTTTTCAACCGCAAGCGGCGGAAATATACACGAATGCTGCCAATGCCGCTCAGACGCTCTGCCTGCCAGACGATCTGGAGTACTTTTGTCGCCTCGGCCTACGCGCCTTCCCGGCCGATCCACTACTGAAGGAACTCGCCGGGAATGTGCATCTATTGCGTCTCGATTACCAGCAGGCGGTGGTATCCTATCAAGAACTTCTGGCCGCCGATCCGCACAATGTCCGCGCGCGGATCAACTTGGCCAACGCCTATCGGTTTTTACTGAGGCCGAAACAGGCGACTGAGCAGTTCGAACTGGCCGGTGCACTGGCTCCAGAACATCCCGACCTTATAATGTCATTGGCGGCGTTCTATGGTGAAGTTGGCCGTCCGGACGAGGCGATGGCGTTGCTTGAACAAATCGACCATCCAGATGCACCGGCAATGCTCGCGCTGCATCAATTGGCCTGTGGCGACTACGCCAACGGATGGAACACCAATCAGCGGCGATGGTCGTCAGTGGCCTTTAGTAAAGCGACGCTGCCGCCACGACCCGTCCGTTGCTTGCAGCAGGTCGATCGCAAACAAGTGGCGATCATGCGCGAGGGCGGCTTCGGCGATGTGTTTCAATTCTTTCGCTATATTCAGATGTTGGCGTGGCGGGTGACGGAAATTCATTTCACCGTCCGGCCCTCAGAAGTTGAACTTTATCGCTACAATCTACCAAACAACATCAACTTCAACGTCGTCGCTGATCCGACCGCAATCGAAATCCCGGCCCGTTATGAACATACTATTGCGTTGTTCGACTTACCCTTGCTCTTCGAAACCTTTTCGCTCGACGCGATCCCAGCCACACTGCCGTACCTTTCGGTGCCGGCCGATGCCGTCGAGCAGTACGCACTGGCCCCAACACAGAACAAACGCGTCGGTTTGGTCTGGGCCGGCGGGGCGGCGACAGGGCTGAACGAGCGCGCCTATGACAGGCGGCGATCCATCAAACTGGGAGACCTCGCGTGCCTTGGTGAGGTGCCGGGCGTTGATCTAATCTCTTTGCAACAGGGGCCGCATCGCGATGATATCGGCCTCGCAGCCACGCAGGTGCTTTCGGACGACGCGTCTTGGCTGGAGACTGCCGCCGTGCTGGCCCAACTAGACCTCGTAATCAGTGTGGACACCGCCGTTGTGCATCTGGCAGCGGCGATGGGGCGCCCGACGTGGCTGCTATCGCGCTTCGATCCGTGTTGGCGTTGGCTCCGCAACCGCCCGGACAGTCCCTGGTATCCGGGCGTGTTGCGGGTCTTCGGCCAAACCGCTTTTAATGACTGGTCGGCGGCCATTGAGGCGGTGAGAGATGCCCTGACGACTTGGTCACAAGACCTGAGCTAGCATGCCAACGTTGGCGATGATGGCGAGCGCGCGCCGCTTAAGCATGGCTTCATCCTCGCCCAACAGGGTGGGCATCTGGACACCCGCGTACTGCGCGTCGGCCTTCAATGTCTGCAAGCTGCGACGCGAGATCATGTGTTCGAAAAATAGCAATTTTCGGCGGCTGTGGCGCTTCAGGTCGAGGCCGATGATGGCCGCAGCCCAATCAAGTTCTTCGCTGCTGGCCTGCTCGACGTTTGGATACTGATGTCTCTCTTCATAATGCGCTACGGCGTCCCGCGCCAGTTCCGTCAATAGGGGCTGTTCATCCCATGAGACGTCCACCAGCCGTCGCTCCAACAGCACGCGGCGCGTATGGCCGTGTAGCAGCGGCCAGTTCCCGGGATCGGCCGCGACGCGGCACAGCGCCAAGTACATGATATCGCTCAGCGCAACCGGCTTGGTTTGGGGCTCATCGATAGACTGTGACATACCTTCCGCCAATAAATTCGCCGCCACGTCAGCGTGGCGTTAATAGAAAAGGGTAGCGGCGGCGGATTTTCAAGTGTACGTGTCGCGAATGTAAACTCAAGCACATGTGTGTGAGCGCGATACATCAGAGTTATAAACCGCTTTTTCATTCCGACAGCCAAACTAGCCGATTTTCCCAAAATATCTAGACTAAATACGGCGGTTCCAGAGGCACAACCTATGTATCAATCCCTCCCAATCAAGCACGTCAACCAGCCCCTCTATGTGGTAACCAGTATCACCAACCCGGCGCGCTATAAGTCGCGCTACCACCTCTATCGGCAGTTCGAAAAGTACATGCGGGATTCCGGGGCGATCCTCTATACGGTTGAGGGCTGCCTCGGTGACCGCGAGTTCGAGATCACCGAACCCAACAATCCCCACCACATTCGCGTTCATACCACGCATGAGCTATGGCACAAAGAGAACTTGCTTAATTTGGCGATCCAGCGGCTGCCTCGCGACTGGAAATACGTCGCCTATATTGACGCAGACGTAATGTTTGCTCGACCGGACTGGGTACACGAGACGATTCACAAGCTGCAACAATACAAAGTCGTGCAGTTGTTCACGCAGGCCGCCGATCTCGATCCGCACTACCGCCTCCATAATCAACGCGACGGGTTTGCGTTTTGGTACCAGCAGACCCGTTTTCGCAATGTCCCCGACAGCTATATCCCCGACGCCTATCCGGGGGTTGCGCATCCCGGCTACGCCTGGGCGTTTCGCCGCGACGCGTTTGATCACCTGGGCGGACTGATTGACTTCGCTGTCGTCGGATCAGGTGACTGGCACATGGCGTGTGCTCTCTTCGGGCAGGTCGAACGCTCCTTCGCACCGGTGCGGCGCTCGTGCCCGGTTTATACGCGTTGGTGCGAAGAATGGCAGGAGCGTGCGGAACGCCACATTCAACGCAACGTGGGATACGTGGACGGCCTATGCCTGCACTACTGGCACGGACCGAAAACGAAGCGCGGCTATCATGATCGCTGGAAGATTTTGGCTACCAATAAGTTTGACCCGTCCCGCGACATCAAACGCGATTCGCAGGGTATGTGGCAGCTTGCCGACAATGGCAAAATCGATTTGCGGGATCAATTGCGGGCCTATCTCGCCAGCCGCGATGAGGATTCGACTCATGTCGCCTGAGGCTTGACAGCGATCACGCTTAAGCTAAGAAAGCGGGGTCGGCACCGAGTGCACGACAACACGTGAACTGAATAACTAAGTCCCCGCCGCTGGTCCGGCGGGGTCTTTTTTTATCGATATAATCCGGCCTTGTGCCACGGCGATACCGGCCCGCTCCAGCCCTTAAGCTCGGCGGCCGTCGCCAACCGGCAATGCGTGTCCGAAACCTTGATGTAGGCCACATCGTCAACGTCGTGGATCAGCGTGCCGATGCGTTCATGTTGCGGGGTATCGACGCCATCTGGCTCTCCGAAGAAGGAGTAATTCACCAAAATTGTCTGAAGCAATTTGAGATCGTTTGCCATCCTAAATACTAATTTATGGGACTTCCATGGTCGAGTCAATCGACGTCGTCAAGCGCGCCCACTCAAAGACGAATTACACCGAGCAGCAGCTACTCGAACTACTGATGTGTGCCGATCCTAGTGATGGTCCACTATATTTCATGCGCAACTTTATGCGCGTGCAGCATCCGATAAAAGGGGCGATACCCTTTTTGCCGTATGAGTATCAGGCGCGGGCCGCTGAAGCCTTTAATAGCCAGCGCTTCGTCATCTGCATGATGAGTCGGCAGAGTGGAAAAACAACTATAGCAAGTGGTTTTTTACTTTGGCGTGCATTGTTCGTGCCGGACACGACGATATTGATCACCGCCAACAAATATCTTCAGGCATTAGAGATTATGGACCGCATTCGGTACGCCTACCAGGAACTGCCGGATCACATCCGCGCCGGTGTGTTTGAGTATAACAAAGGCAATATCTCATTTGATAATGGTTCGCGCATCATCGCGCGCGCCACCTCGGCTGATGCTGGACGCGGTCTGTCGGTTTCTCTTCTTTATTGTCTTGGCGGTGAGTCCATGGTTACAGTGAGGAATAAGAAGACTGGTTTAATTGAGCAGATTTCATTGGAGGATTTGCATGACCGGCTTGGATCGTCTCACACACCTTAGAAATCTTGTTTCGAGTGCTGTAAAGAGCAAACTTATTAACTTCTATTTGACCGTAGAGCGTAAACATCCGGAACTGCACACATGGATCATGCAACAAACCGGCTACCTTCCGTCCGATGCGAACTTCAACGAGCGTGTCTACTTGCTGGTTAATGAACTCAAGGCACCCCCGCTATGTCCATTGACGGGCACACCTCTGCGCTTCATTAATTTTTTCAAGGGTTATGCGATCATGACAAAGGCAGGGCGTAGTGCTAACCGCGCCCGGCGTGAGAAGACACCGAAGCCTTTACCCGCAAAGTTCGCCGGGCTGCTGGAATACGCAAGCCTCGTCGGATCGGACGAAGTATCCGTTGGGTCTAAGGTCAAGAAATTTTTAACGCGTAACCGCGAACGCAATGCCGCTTTGTATGATTTGCCTGAGGAGTCTGAAGGCATCGGCTATGTGGTTTGCCCAGTGCTTGGCATCCGTACGCTGAATATCAGACGGACGTACGTCGAGGGTGTTCTTGGGATGACGTGGGAAGAATTCCAGGCGAAGTATCCCAGCACGAAAACGACCTGTTCTGGTCACTCGGCCCGCCTTGCAGAAGCTTTGGCTAGAGTGGGTGATGATGGTTTAACAGCACACGCGGTGTCTGTGGCTAAGTCCAAGATCAAAAAGTCTGCCATTGACGCAGACGGCACCAGCATCAACATGCGCAAGGGTCGGAAGACGCGCGAGACGCATATGCAAGTTGGCGCTGATGGACTGACCGGTTATCAACGGCTTGCAATGGCAGCACGGCCAAAACAAATCGAGACGTTAGCACGGCAGCATAAAACCGCTGGTTGTAGCAACGCGGCTATGTGGGCGGCCTATCGGAACTTTTGTCAGTGGATCAGCGCCGGATATAAACAAGAACTCTTGGACGGCCGACCGTCTGGGCGCGCTGGGAAGGATGGCGCGTGGCAGATCGATCATCGCTACTCCCTTATCAAAGCATTCCACGAGAAAATCTGCCCGTTCGTAGTCTCGACTCGTACCAATTTGATTGCGATACCGTGGGAAGAGAATAACCGGAAGAGAACTGCCTGTAGCGTTACGCTTGCAGACTTGCTTGCTGAACTGAACACGACATTCGAGGTCGCACAACTCGGATTCGTGCTCTTTGAGCGAGCATTTTTGGAAGTTTCTATACGCACGAGTAGCGCCCTTTTCCTGAAGATGAAGGAAATTGCGCTTGAAACAGATATACCATTTGAACACAGATTACGAGATTCTGACGCCAGCCGGCTGGAAGTCATTTGACGGTATCGTGCGGAACGAGGGCAGAAAACCTGCCCTCGTGATCACCACTGATCACACTCAAATCATTGCCACCGTTGATCACCGATTCTATGTGGATGGACATGAAATACAAGCCGCCGATATCCAGCCCGGAGATGTGCTGGACGGCTACCACAGCGAGCATGACGTTTTATCGATTAATGATACCGAGTTGGAAACGTGTTTCGACATCTTCAACGCAAATGGCCACAAAATCGTAGCAAACGATTTGGTATCGCACCAATGTGACGAATTTGCATACGTCCCCCCAGGAAAACAATCCGAGTTCTGGACGTCTATTCAGCCGACATTGGCCGCAGGAGGGTCGTGCATCATCACCTCGACGCCGAAGAACGACGAAGATCAATTTGCCCAAATATGGCACGGTGCGACCGACACAACCGACGAGTACGGCAACGTGGTTTCAGGCGGAGTCGGTCGGAATGGCTTTTTTGCCCTTGAAGTGCCTTGGTGGGAACATCCCGATCGTGACGAAGCGTGGGCCAAGCCGTTTCGGGAATCGCTTGGAGAGGCGAAATTCAGACAAGAGTTTGAAAATGCTTTCATCTCAGACGATCCGACCCTCATCAACAGCGTCTTTCTGTCGCGCATGAAAGGTCGTGAGCCGCTATTCTATACTGGCACGATCCGCTGGTTCGCCGAGCCGCAGGCCAATCGCAGCTTCCTTGTCGCCCTCGACCCATCGCTTGGCACACAACTCGACTATTCGGCGATCGAGGTATTCCAGATGCCGGAAATGATCCAAGTGGCCGAGTGGCAGAGCAATGTCACCGACCCGCGCGGGCAGGTCCGCATGCTGCTAGAGACGATGTATGCCCTGGACGGTATCATTCGCGAAATTCCTGAGCAGATCGGTGAGCCGGAAATCTACTGGACGTTCGAAAACAACTCGATTGGGGAGGCGATCCTTGCCATCGTTGAGCACACCGGCGAAGAGCGTTTTCCCGGCCAGTTGCTGACTGAGCGACGGTTGCGTGGCTTGAGCATGAAGCGCGTGCGCAAAGGTCTCAACACGACGGCAAAGGCGCGCTTGTCGTCGCTTGGCCGCCTCAAAACATTGATTGAGACCGGGCGAATGACGCTGCATTCAAAGAACTTAATCCGCGAATTAAAGAACTTTGTGTCCCTTGGCGGCGCCGCATATCGGGCGAAACCGGGTGAGCACGACGATCTGGTGATGGCGACATCGCTCACCGTCCGAATGATTGACATTGTGATCCAATGGGGTGCGTCACACGCTGGCGGCCTCAGCGAGCGGATTCACGATGAAGAAATCGGTGGTGAACTAGTGCTTGAGCCGATGCCGGTGGTGCTTTAAACTCGTTGGCGGGCGCTAGCAAGTTCACCTTCGGGTGGTGAGCAGTAATCATTCACGGTATATACATCCGTGATCCACCGTGGTATGCGTCCAGCAACGAGGGATGCACCGATGACTAAAGTTTCAAAAAAGGCTGATCCGGAGTTCGACGTGCTCAGCGCGGCGCCGGAGATAGTCACTGTGCGGCTCGGTAAGGCGCGCAGCGAAACCCCCGAAGTCAAGGTTCACGGCGTCAATGAAATAGCGGCGTTGGACGCTCTTATTGCAATGTTATTGGCGGTGCGCGACGAGTACATCGCAAAGTTCAAGCAACAGGCCGCTGAACGATTTCTTAGAGAGGGGCTGGCAAGAAAACGCCGGCCGCAGAACTACAAGGCGGTGGACAGCGGCGCCTCGGCCTCCGTGCAGCTTCGAGCCAAACGTCAGGCGTTAACTGAAGACGCGGTTGCGCTGTGCGTCGAACATGGCATAGACATAGAAGAGGAAGTCAAGATCGTCGCGTCGTTTATTATCGCTCCGGAGTATGCTAGTGACGGCGTATTCATTTCCGAGTTCGAGCGGCGCTGCGGATCGCAGCTTCGGGCGATGGAGGACCGGCGTGGCCCGATTATCCGCAAACAACCGGGCTGGTCCGCACATAAGATCAGCGAGTGCGGACAGGATGCCATCTTCGACCGACCCGAGGAGGTGGCCCGGTTGCTGTTCCCGATCGCGTTCAGCTTAGCGGTAAAGGCTACTCTGGAGGTCGATGACAACCTGCGGCCCGCGATCCAAATAATCGAGAGGTTGCTAGCGGGGGTCACCGGGGCTGACAGCGGCGCATCGACGACGGCGTAGTATGTCCCCGAAAAACGACTTTGGAAGGTTAACGTTATGGTGGTGACAGTCAATTATTTTTCCGACGCGGTTAGTCTGCGGCAGGTTCGCGCCCAGATATCGTCGCTTGACGATCTGCCAATCTTGGTCGAGGAGTTTGAATACCATTATGGACTCGTTGAGTCGATATACAGGGGCACCGAGCGTGTCTACCTCGGCCCCGTGGCCACGCAAGATTTGATCGGGTGATGATGCCGGCTTGCCGAATTTGTCATTTGCTCCATCCGCCGCCCCCCCTGGGGCGGTTCGGCCACCGCGCTGACTGACAAGTGTTTTTGGTTGCTTCGCCAACCCAACATCTGGCATAGAACTCCGGTCCATAACCGGCCCTCAAAAGGTGAACGCCATGCACGGTCCGAATGGGAGCGTCCTCCTCATCACGACGCTGCACCTTGATACGACAGCGCGCCTGTCGATGGCGCTGACCGACGCAGGCTGTCGCGTCAGCGTGCTCTGTCCACCCGGTCACTGGGTGAAATATATCGACCGTATCGCCCGCCGGATGCACTATAGTCCACTGCGTCCTAATCATGCTCTAGAAGCCGCTATAAAGGCCGTACAGCCCGATATCATTATTCCATGTGACGATCGGGCGGTGCGTGACATGCACGCTCTGGCAGGCCACGCAGACGGCTTTGTGGCGGCGTGTCTGGAACGCTCGCTCGGGCCTCCGGACAAACGGCACATCACCACGTCGCGCATTGATTTGATGCGTGAAGCCTCGCGCCTGGACGTGCCGGTGCCACCGACATGGCCATTAGTCCGGCGGGCGGACCTGAGCGTTCTGGCTGACAGGCTGGCGTTTCCGTGGGTGATCAAAGCTGACGGCACCTGGGCGGGTGCCGGCGTGCGCATCGTCCACAAGCTTTCGGATGCCGAAGCCGCGTACGACGAAATGTCACAGCCGGTGAGTACCCGTACCGCGATCAGCGAAGCCATTTTTGATTGGGACCTGTTCTGGTTCCGGCCGTGGTTGAAGCGGACAACACATCCTCTTACTGTCCAGCAATACATCCATGGCTTCCCAGCCAACTGCGCCGTGGCGGCCGATCGCGGCAAGATCATTGGATTTACGGGCGTCGAGGTTGTCCGTGCCGAGCACAAGACCGGGCCAGCAACGGTCGTACGTGTGATGGATAAACCGGTGATGCGCCAGAGCGCCGCTGCGATCGTCGCCTCGGTCGGCTACACCGGCATCTGCGGCTTCGACTTCATGATCGAAACCGCGACGGCCATCCCGTACATGATAGAGATGAACCCGCGTAACGTGCCGCTGGCTCACATTGTCCTCGGCCCTGGTCGTGACCTTGTTGAGGCCATTGCCGCGTTGGCCGAAAATCGTCCGGTACGTCAACGCGCATCCGTCACCGATCGCGATCTCATCACGTATTTTCCGTTTTCTTGGCAGCGCGACAACACCGATCGAGTGATGAACACGACGTACCAGGACGTACCGTGGGAAGAGCAGAGATTGCTGCTACGGCTAATGCGACCGCATATGCGCGACCATCTAGTCTTCCGTGAGGCCCGGCGTCTATTGCGTCGCACGCGGAAGCAGGCTGTTCCGGCTGAATAAAAGCGGGAGACCGGGTGGTCGGTCTCCCGGAGTTGAGCGGCACAAGCGGGGGTGGTGGTCTGCCGCCCCCTGTCGTTTAGCCTGCTCGACGCCATTTGTCGAGGCGCTGTCTGTGTGAACACAAGGCCAAGACATTAGATGGCTTTTCTGACATATAATAAATGAGGCAGGCATGGCCGAAGAAGCCCTCCGCACGCATAATCCGCCGCTGCGCTGGCACAGACTTATGGAGACAGCCAAGAATTTCGCAGCGGAACAATTAATCAGTAATCAATCGCACATAACTCTTATCCTCGCCTTCAGAGAAGGCGTTAAACCCACCTCTTTTCCGTTGGTTGAGTCGCGCGTGAGCCTTGAGCGAGCGCAACTTTTCATTCGGGCGACCAATCCCAGTGCCGTGGCGATTATCTCGACCGTGTGGTTCGTACCTGATTTTGGGGAACACACTCATCTGCCAATCCGCGATTCAGATCAGCGACGGGAAGGACTTTCGGTGAATATGTTTTATCGGTCGCAAGGGAAAAAGTATCTGGTCATGTCGCTGCGCGAGATCGAACGCGCGGAGGACGGACGCATCATTGGGCTGGGTCCGAATATGGCGTTCTCCGACGGCGTGACCGGTGGCGATCTCTGTAGGCTTTTTCCGCTGAAGCCGTTTTCCCGCGCCGAACAAACACAGGCGCGGCGCCTGATGGAGAACCTTTAGTCGCATAAAAAAGGGCGGCTGGGCCGCCCTTCACTAAAAATCTTCGCTTAGGCTGACATCCTCGGCTTTTCCCGCGCCAAGTAAACTGTACGAACTCACTGACCTCTCGAAGAAATTTGTAATTTCCATAACATCCTGCTTTAACATGAAATCAAACGGACATGTAGCGCCATACATCGGTTCCATGTCGAGCCGGCGGCAGTGCCCGTCGGCCACATAGCGTAGATATTCCCGCATATCGGTTGGCGACAAGCCGACGACGCCCAGCGACAGCACATCTTCGGCGAATTGCATCTCGCACTCGATTGCTTCGGCCAGCATCTCCCGAACGCGTCGCTCCATGCCATTCCATAGTTCCGGTGTCTCCTGACGGATCACGTCGATGACGCTGAACGCGAAGCGCATGTGAGCCGACTCGTCACGGAACACCCAATTAGTGCCAGCGGCGAGGCCGTGCAGCACGCCGCGATCGCGCAGGTAATAGACGTAGGCAAAGGCAGCGAAGAAGAACAATCCCTCGATCGCACAGGCGAACGCCAGCAAGTTCATCAGAAATGTCTGCTTCTGCTCGAACGTGTCGAGCCGGTCGATGGTCATCATTTGATCCATCCACGTGAAGCAGAATTCCGCCTTGTGATTGATCGACGGAATAGTTTGGATCGCGCGGAACGCGGCGGCGCGTTCGTCGGGATCAGGCACGTATTCGTCGAGAAGCGTCAGATAGAAATCAACATGCAGCGACTCCTCAAATATCTGGCGTCCATAATACAGTCGCGCTTCGGGCGAGTTGACGTGCTTGTACAGGGATATTGCGGCATTATGCGCGACAATATTGTCACCGGTGGCAAAGAAGGCGATGAGCCGCGAGACGACATGCTTTTCCGGTTCGGTGAGTTTTTCCCGCAGGTCAATCTTGTCAGTGGCGAAGGATATTTCTTGCACCGTCCAGTTATTCTTCTCGTACGCCACGCGGAATTGTTCGAAGAACTGCGGATATTTCATCGGCCGAAGATTCAGGTCGAGGCCGGGATCAAGTATGGACATGGTTTTCTCCACGAGATTCAGATGGTGTGAGAGGATTTATTAAGATTATTTCAGAGCCACCACCACAACATAAGACAGGGCGCGGCGAAAACACCGCGCCCTGATGAGCTTTGGCTAAGCAAGAGATAGCTGTTCGAACTCGGTAGTATAAAAATCACCGTCCGGGTCTTCAAAGGTCCACTGATCATCGACCTCAACGTCGTCAAAGATCGTGCCAATGGCGGATAGTGCTTCTGAGTAAGGATCGCTCGGCATCATTACCTCCCTCTGGAACGCCGACGATCTTCACACTGATTTGTGTTCGATGCAAGTGAAACCGCGCGGTCTCAATAATAATCTTTGTTACTCGAACGCTTCAACAAGGCGCACCGCGTCGGCTTCCACCCAGAGCGTGTGGTCCCAGCCTTCGGCATCTTGGAACTCAATCTCGGCACGTCCGTCGGCATCGAAGCCGTTGAACGTGATCGGCAGTCCGACCAGTGAGCGGATAGTCTCCTTGTCATAGTCGCTCAGTCCGGCGAGCAGCGCTTGCGGCGCGTAGACGAGAATGGCTTTCATGATCCCTCCGAACATCGGTTTGTTATAGTGGCTTAGGCGGCGACAACAGGCTCGTCCTGGCGCTGGAAGCCCACCTCAGCGGCGTGCGATGTGTCCGTGCTGTTCGCACACGCCGCAACGCGTTCATCGGCTGTAGCCCATGTGAGAGCCCATGCGCGGGCGTGATAATGATGCGACCAAGTAAGAACTCCCTTCGCTGTGATTGACGACACCCGTTAATACACAGGCAGTTGATGCCACGACAAGCCTGAAAGTGATTATAGTCTGTTCGTCCCATTCAAGGAGACGGTATGGACAACGAACGCTTTGAATATCTGTTTCGCGGCAAGTTCCTGTTTATGGAAGACCGCACCATCAGCGATGTCATTGACACGCTCCGAGCGACGCTGACGCAATTCGAGGAATGGCGCGACGCGGGGGTGACGTTGCGTGACGACGGCTCTGCCGAGGACGATTACCTATATTTTGAAACCACTAACGCCGATTTTGCCGACAAGTTCGGCTTTGAGCCGGTTCGGCAAGAAGACAATGAGGACGCGGAGGATGAATAGATGGGCGAGCGACGGGGAGGCCCTCGGCCGACAGCGCATGTGCAGGTGGCATCGAGAACGGCGGTGAAGCAGTATGTCAACGGGCGCTATGATCTTGTCATGAACGCCGGGCCGAAGGCCCATCATTGGCTCCCGTCGAAGAAGTCGGCCAGCAAAAAGCCGCCAAATCGTTTGAAATAAAAAGAGGTGGGCACGTGCCCACCTCCCCCAACTTTTAGCCGGTTCGCTACGCTGCGAACTCGAACTCAAAGAACTCGGCGTGCGTTTGCCTCTCCGAGGGCAGGGGATGACGGGCGATCAGTTCACGCAGTTGCATCACAAGATCGCCCGTCATTTCAATGCCAATCCTGCGTATTAGAGCAATCGATATTTTCGGGTCATTCTTGAGCGCACCCCGGCGTAAGCGATACGCGATGGTGTCGAGCGGCAGACCGAGCCCTTCAATGTGCCTCAGAATGAGTTCATCCTCAAGAGCACACTGCTTGAAGTAATCTTCCAGTGGTGTCAACCATTCCGCGTCAAGTCGGCTGATCGGTATAAACCAGAACCGATGAAACACTGCGCCGCTGGCGAAGTTCTGAAACTCGCCGACAATCCACTGACGCGTGCGGTAGCGCGCGATATGATCAGGCCCAAAATCGCGGGCGGTCGAAACGTTATTCTTTGACGCTGACTTTAATTCGAATTCTACGTCACCGAGCTTCGCATCAGCAACGCCATCTGGATTTCTATCTGGTGTTTCAATTGCCTCAAGTTGGAATAGTTCGCGTAAAATCTTTTCACGCCCGTTATCCTGAACGGGCACGCAATCCGTTGTCAAATCGCCTCGCCAAAGTTAATTTAAATAATGAAAATGGAGGCCGCGAAAAGGCGGCCTCCGGTTGTTTAATTTACTGACAGCTTTCGCAAACCTCATTGTCTTCCGGTGCCATCGGCTTCGCCACATGCTGCACCGTGGTCTGCTGAATGCGTGTCGCCGCACGAGAGCGGAAGTAGTAGGTGGTCTTCACCCCCTGCTCCCACGCGTGCATATACAGCGACGACAGCACGCCGATGCGTTTCTCCTCTGGATACTTGTTCAGGTCGATGAACATATTCAGTGAGTGCGACTGGTCGATATAGGCGCCACGGGCGACGGCGTGGGCGATCAGCGTCTTCATACTCATCTCCCAGACGGTCTTGTAGACGTCATACATCTCCGGCGGCAGGTCGGGGAGTGCCAGGATGCTGCCTTCGTGGATTTTCAGATGATTGATCGTCTCTTGGTTCCAGCGGCCCAGCTTCCTCAAGTCCTCGACGAGGTACTTGTTGATGGCGATGAATTCGCCTGACAGGGTTTCCCGCTTAAGAAGATTCGATTTAATTGGCTCGATTGCCTCCTCCACGCCGCAAATGTGGGAGATTGTATTATGCGACACGGTGCCATTTTCCATGACATAGTGATGAGCGCCGTCAACCTCGATATCCCATGTCGGCTGGATACCCGTTTTTCTGATAGATTTAACTTTCACGACCTTCTCCTATGGATTTCATCAATACAATATCTAACACACTGATCAGGATCGGCTTCGAATTCAACAGACAAGACCTCGATGATCTCGATTCGCGTTCCTCCAGCAGTACTTCCGCCTTCGTTCGATCCCAGGCCAACGCTTCCTCGTAGTTCATTCCCCTAAAGGCGCAGCGCCAGATAGCAATTAAATTGTAACTATATCGTCATCCGGCCTCAAGTCCACCACCTTCGTCCAAACCCGCACGCCATCACGCTCTACCAGTAACTCGTGATTGCCCGTGTACTCGTAGGAGGTCCCGTCCTCGTATGTAACCTCGTAGGTCGGCTGCTTGCCGTTAAACCAAATCTTGTCGCTCAGTTTCGGACCGTCAAGCGTGTCAACAAGTAGCGGCTTGATTGGAATCCACGTCTGTTCGTTATTATCTTCGATTTCTGCATGAGGCACCCCGTTCGCATCAAGAATGTCGTATAGCGACAACATTCCATCATTAGCTGTGCGGATAACGTTGGTGGCAACTTGGCAGGCCGTCGGCGCTATAGCTATCAACAGACTGTTTCTCAGACCGTGATCCATGATCTCTGCCTTTAGCCCATCCCAGCGGGCCGTGTCGGCGGGGGTGACGCCAGCTAGGTCGAACTGGAGATCGCCCTTGGCGGCGCGTGTGAGGTGGAAGTCACCATGCTTGCCGAGGGTTTGGGCGAGTTCGCATGAGGTTTTCAGCGCCTGATAGTAGATTTCCTCCTGAATTTCGGCGGACAACTGAACCGCCTGCTGGGACTCAAATGGAATTCTCAGTTGCATAAGGAAGTCTGCAAAGCCCATCAGGCCGAGACCAACTGGGCGCCAACGACTGTTAGAAGCATGTGCGGACTGGATCGGATAAAAATTACGATCAATCACGCGGTCTAAGTATTTGACCGCGACGGCGACATTCTTCCTCAGCTTCTCCTTGTCGAGCTTGCCGTGTTTGACGTAACCGCGACCAATGTTGATCGAACCGAGGTTGCAAACTGCTGTTTCGGCTTCTGATACAATTTCAAACATGTCTTTTTCTTGGTTGAAGCCAGTAACCGTGATTCGTTGAGCAATCATATCGTGCGGCGTCAGCTTACTCATCGCGTCACGCGAAACCAACGTGCGTTTTCCGGACGAAGTTGCCTCCAGGACCTCGACGCATAAATTTGAGAGGTGAATCATTGTTCCGGCATCATCATTCACCTGATTACCGCGCTTGTTGGCCGTGTCCTTGAACGTCATCCAGCCGTTGCCTGTCTCGGCTAATGTCCGCATCATGCGTGCATAGACCTTGCGGGCCGGGATTTGCTCGGTGAATTTTCCTTCAGCTTCTAGTTCTAGGTACCGCTTCTCATACGCATCCCCATAAAGATCGACCAGTTCAGGCGCCACTGTTGGGTCAAACAACGACCACTTCCCATCCGCCTTAACCCGCTTCATGAACAGATCGGAGACCCAATTTGCCAAATTAAGATTATAGGCCCGCTGCTCGCGTTCACCCGTATTATCTTTTAATTCCAAGAATTGCATAATATCAGGATGATGTGGTTCCAAATAAACAGCGGCTGCACCGCGACGCTTGCCCCCTTGGTTGACAGATGCGACGCTCGCAGAAAGCGTGTGTGCCCATGGAACCAGACCGTTCGACTTACCGTTGGTGCCCTTGATCAGCGCCCCGCGACCACGGATACGGCTCATGGAGACGCCGATGCCACCGGCGAACTTCGACAGCAGCGCGATGTCGCTGTAGCGCTTGTATATGTCCTCAAGGGAATCCAAAGGAGAATCCAGAAGATAACAGTTTTCGCATAGAAGCCCTTCAACCGAGTAAGAATGATCCTCTTCCACTCCCAACGTATAAACGGTGCTGCACTGCGTTTGTGAAGCGCTTTTCTTCATCAAACGAACATAGGTTACCCCGTCGATCAACTTCATCGATGTAGACAAATTGCCTTGTCCCATCGTCTCGATCCTCTCGTCCTGGTAGCCCTTCGTCACATCGAGTGCGACAGTGCGAGGGATATTGATGGTGGCTGCTTGGCTATGATTCGAGTGTCGCGGTTTAACAGCGCGGCATGTCAGAGGTATGCCTAGACTACGGCCGGCCAAATAGAGGCTGTGCACCAACGGCGGATTAGAGAGTTGAATCGAGGTTACACCATCACCCGCGACACAGCCGTCCGTTGATACGAGACCGGCGAGAAGCGACTCAAATAGCGGGCGTGACCAATTGTTGCAACCGGAGTAGAGCTTCTTTCCATCAAACCTCGACCCGAACAGATGCTTAAACAAATATGCTAGTAGACTGCAATGAAATTGTACTTGCAGGCATTCCTGATCGTCCACTTCCACGATCGAGGCATCGACGCCGAGGTATTCCATGCCGACCTGCTTGCAGAAGTGCAGCAAGTCGGGGTTGTTTGTGTTCAATGTGATTGCAATGCCTCTCGGCACTTGCATACCAGCCGAGTTCCGCTTGTTAATAATACTGCCATTTCCGTACCACACACCGAGGAACTTGGCCAACGTCCTGTCAAAGCGCAGATAGCGCTTAAGACTGGCGACATGCTCCTTTTGCATTGCGATACCGTCTGGATGCCCGTTTAGGTGATCAGCGCGAGTCCAGTGCGAGGTCACCGAGATACGATCATTGGTGACGGTGTAGGCGTATCTGACATTATTTCCGTCGCTTGTGAACAAAGGCAGTAGTTCAGCTATGTCTATAATCTCTTCATCGAGGCCGCCGACGCGAGAAGGAATGGCAATCCAGTCCCCCTTCCGCAGATAGTCGGCGCGGTTCCATGACGGGGTAGTAACCCCCCAATCCATTTGCTCAGCAGAAAGGGACCAGAACCGATGATTGTTCGTGACCGTGAATTCTGGGCTGCCGAAGCACTTGATGTCAAAAAGGGTCCGACCGTTCAGGGCATTCGCATGCAACTGTGTGACCGGCTGGGTGCGGCCACGGTGCGTCACCACGAGGTCACCGAGCGCGACGTCTTCGATATTTTTTAACCCGGCATTCACCGTGTGAACCTTGGTTCCAGCGACGAAGCAGGAACTCATCTGGCTATGCACGGTCCCCGAATTAAACAACGTCGGCGTGCTCGTCATGTACTCCAACGACGATAGCAGCCCATAAAGCTCGATCGCCTCAGACGCGTCCTCCGCCAGTCCGCACGCCACGCGCATGAAGAAATACTGCGGCGTCTCGATCACGGCGCGCAACTTCTGACCACCACCATCTGGGCGTAGCGTCGTCGGATGCTTTAGCAGATAGCGGTCGTAGACTGTCTGCAAGCCATGATACTCCAGGTTCCAGTCGCGCTCATGGCGGATCGCGGCGTTCAGCTTGCGCTTGTTCGCCATCACCAAAGCGTACGCTGCTTCGCCGATCAGACCTTCCTTCAGCCCCATCTCGATCGACTGCGAGAATGACTGGATATCGAGCGAGGCAACCTCTTTCTGGATGATATTGGCGAGAATGCGCGCTGCTACCTTGGAGTAGATGGGGTCGTCGATGATCAGGTCTTTCGCCGTGCGCACCGACAGCATGTCGAGTTCCAACGTGCTGACACCGTCTACCAATCCACCGACGGTCTTGGACGCGATGCGATAAACATCAACATTGGGAAGATCGCTGCAATATCGTTTCAGCGACGCCTCGATCTTGCTCAATTGGACTTCTTCAAGCGCACCATTTCTCTTCTTAACAAACATGCAAAAATCCTCAACTAGTCAACGACAAAAGAAGCGAGGACCGCAATCCTCGCTTGTAAGATAGTCCATAAAACCTGAAAACGTCGGGCTATTTACCCGACTGACAGTAGCCCCGCTCGGCGAATTGCCATTCGCGGATCACCGTATGACCGCGAAGTGGCGCGCTGCGAACAGACCCCCAATCATAATTAAGTGCGTAAGTATCGTCAACCATCAGCACGAGCAAGTAACCAGAAGTCTCGTCGCTGATCAGCCGCAAAGCGAGCCGCTCTGGTGCAACGCCGGCCAAGCGTAGCGTGCTCTCCATGCCAATGGCCACCGAACTACGGCACCATTGGTTGTGGTGAAGCTGCTCCCACGGCGTGAGCCAATGCGACGCATCATCAGGGTCATAGGCCACAGCGCCGATCGGCGCATGGCTCCAATAGCGTGCGACCGCATCAAGCTTCGTCGTCAGATCGCTGTCTGCGATGCGGCGTCGAAACACTTTCCAGTCGGCCAGACGTTCGGCGGGGGGCGATAGAAACGGATTTTCCATAGGTCACCTACAACAAGTAAATCGGTCATTCTATGATGATGCCTCTGCCGTGGTTGAACGAGACGCCGGTGCGAATTCGTGGTCCACACCGGTGGGATTATTTGCGACCTAGTCCGCCTCGACCAGATCGAGGATGGCGTTCATCGCACTGGGCGGAACATCCTCGGGCAGGTCGGGCCATTCGGCCAGTGGCAATTTGCGCAACTTGATATGTTGCTCTTCGTTCAACAGGTCGGCCAGCTTGGCGTTGCGGTCAGCGATCGCTCTCATCGCTGGGCCATGTCTGTCTTCCAGGCGTCGCTGAATTTGTGGTAGCACCCGCTCCTGATCGTCGATGACAAAACGATCGCCCTCGATCACCGGATTGCCATCGGCATCCTTACGCGCGGCCTCGCGCAGCAGAGCCACCCGCTCCTCATCGTATGCCGCGATCAGCGCATCGCTGGCCTCGTCTCGCAGCGCGGTCTGCACGTCCTGTTGCACGGTTTCTAGCACACGTCGGTTGTAGGCGAGCATATAACCGAAATTGATCTTGCGTGCCACGGTGCTGTTTTGAAGTACTTGAATTGCTTGTAGCAGATTCATCGCGTCATTAAGCTTCAAATGCAAACTCCATTTGTTTGGTGAAGGAATCATTTTACTTTATCTCGCGATAAAAGTCATCCTCACAGTTCAGCAGAAAGCGCGAACGGCACATTCAACCCGTAGCAATCACCGGCGGCAGTGGACTGCACGGCGAAGCGCGCATAATTGATCTGCGGCGTGAAGATGCCGACGGTTCCTGAGCCAGCGTTGCCGTAGCTGCCGCCAGTCCCTTGCGTGATCGTAACCGGCGCCACCCGCATCGGCGCATAAGCGATCGTGGACTCGCCGAACTGACCACTCGCCGTGGATACGAAGCGGTGCGAGCACCACACCACCTGATAATATCGTGTGCACAGGTCGAACTCGGTCTTAAACGGACGTTTCTCCAGCCCTGTCGCTATTGAGCCGATCTCCAGTTGCATGCCCCAGAAAGTTATTTGGCCAGACTGTACGCCAACCCCGAGTTGAGTGGCTAGCGTCGAACCGGATGACAGGGCAAACTGCACCGGGAGCATGTGGTCGCCATTCGTTCCGAACGTCTTGCCAGCAACCGACGCCACGTTGAACTGGAAGGTAAAGCGCTGCCATGATGTGCTCGTGGTTGCCGTCTGCGCGGCCGTGACGACAGAGGCCGATGGCGATCCGCCGGTGCCAAAGTTGCTCACGAGACGAACACCGACCACTGGTGTGCCAGCGTTTGCCTTGGCATAGAAGCTCAGTGTCACCGTCCTGTTGCTAAACTGCCGCAGATTTTCGATATTCTGCGCGAATACCTCGTAGTCGCCAGCCCCAGAACTGCCTGTCCACACGTACTGATAGCCGTTGGTTGCACTCTCGTCTCCGATCCCCGTGCGATCCGCATCAGACAGGTTGGTTAATGTGACGAAGCGGGTGCCGTTATTGCTGATCACGCCCCAACGGTCGGCGGTGTAGCCGACACCGGTAAATACACCGGGGCCGCGCTGCTGAACGGCGAACAGCGGATTGAGCAGGTAATTGCGGAACGGTGACGCTTGGGACAGGCCCACGCCGCCACTGGTGACCGTTAAGGTATTCACCGTCAGGTTGCCGTTACCATCGACGGTGAAGTTCTTGCTTTTTAGAAACGCCGAGCTAAAGGTCACAGCGCTAAAGTCGATACCGGTCCCTGCTAGCATTGTCCCCTGCGTCGGACCGGCGCCGATCATCGTGCCGGTCGTATCCATCGGGAAGTAGCCTTGGGCCGTGCCGAACAGGATGCCATTCTTCCAGCCCCTGCCAGCGGTCTGTGCATCGGCACGACTGAGAGCGAAGGCGGTATCAATCCAAGCCCCCTGACTTGTATCACCGGATAGCGCGTTCAGCAGCAGTCCGAACTTGATATTCATGGACGAGCCGGATTGCGCCAAAACGTCCAATTCGTAGCCGACGAGGCCAGCCAACCATGTTGCGCTGGCACTTGCGTTGACCACGGTATTCATCGCAAAGGCCGAACCCTTGCCCGCGCCTGATGAACCCCATCCAGTATTGGTGCCGTTGTCGTTGGCGGCCATCACAGCCTGGAATGTTGCGCCAACGTAGGTCCCGCCTGTGCCGGTCGTATTACCCGATGCGGCGGTAAGCTGAAATTTTGAGTTCAGAATACTTCTGACGCCGGTCGCCGAACTGCTTGAAATTGTATTGATAATCTGAAGTACGCCAGAGCCTCCGGGTCCGGGAGCTTGCAACTGATCGACATACTGAAAGGTTATCGGATTGTATCCGGACGCGCACGCCCCGCTCATCGTTTGATTCGCGAGTAACGCGTACGTGGACGGCAGCACGGCGCCGCTGGCGAGATTGACCTGACCGGAAAATCGCGCCAGTCCGCCTGTCGGCTGAAGGTCGAGTGTTGACGCGCCGTTTGTCACGCTCGGCGTCGTTACGGTACCGCTCGTGATGGCGCTGGCAGACAGCGAGCCTGAACTCGTCAGTCCGGTCACCGTCAATGCGCCGCCGATACTGGCGTTATTGGCCACGGTGAGCGCGGTGCCTGCGCCGGTCAGGTTGACAGTTCCGGCCAATGTCGGGTTGCCTGCGAACGTGCCGGAGAGGGACCCACCGCCGCTGACTGACAAACTGCCGCCGATCGACGCATTGTTCAGCACGGTCAATGCCGTGCCTGCGGCTGACATAGTGATCGCGCCGGAGTAACTATGCGTGCCGGTGAAGGTGCCGGTAAGCGATCCGCCTGCGCCTAGATTGGTCGTGCCAGCAACAGAAAGCGTGCCCCCGATGGTGGTGGTACCGGCTACAGCAAGTGCGGTACCAGTGCCAGACAGTGTGATGGTGCCGGAATAGGTATGGGAACCCGCGAAGGTGCCGCCCAATGTTCCGCCGCCGGTGAGCGTTGTCGTCCCACTGACCGCCATGGTGGTGAACGCCCCAGCAGACGGGGTCGTGGCGCCGATGGTCACCCCATCCAGCGTGCCACCGCTGAAGCTGAGATTGCTGCCGTCGATGCGATTCGCCCCCATGTGCACCGGCCCCGTGAAGGTGCCCCCGACCAGTACCGCCGTATCTACGTAATGTTTTGTCGCCGCCTGGAGGCCGACGACGGGATCGACCGCCAACATCAGCGTCCCGCCGATGGTTGTAGCGCCGCCGACTTGCAGCGTGCCGCCGATGGTTACATTGTTGGTCACACCCAGCGCCGTACCGCTACCGGACATGATAATCGGATCGGTATAGCTATGTGCGCCGCTAAAGGTACCGGAGAACGCGCCGCCGGCCGCTAAACTAAGGGCGCCTGTGACGCTTAATGTGCTGCCGATCGTCGTACTGCCGAGGACGTTCAGACCAATGCCGTTGGCGGCCAAGGTCACCGCCGGGCTCATGGTTATCCCACCGGTGCCGCTCTGCGCGAACGTGATCGGGTCGGTCGCCGATGCACCAGGGGCGATGGTCAGCATGTTGCTGGCGCCTGTGCCGACGACGGCACCGCCATTGCTGGTAATGGTACCGGCCGGGCCGGTTGGTCCAGTGGGTCCGACCGGGCCAGTGGGTCCGACCGGGCCAGTGAGCGCGGAAATTGTCGGCGCGTTGGTTGTTACATTGTCGGCATAGCCAGGGCGGTCAACCCGAAACAGAATGCTCGGTGTATCGCTAGTTGTATTGATATATTGCAGCACGACGTGCTGGTTACCAGCCGAGCCGACCAACGTGGCCTGCCATTGAATGGCAGTATAATCGCCGACCAGGACCTGCGCCTCGTCGCTGCACAGCGGCGGAGTGACGTAGTTGGAGTTCCACATCACCGACAACCGGCCCTGGCGCACAGGATTATGCTGCGAGTCGTACATGAAATAATAGAACTGCGCGCTCGTCCCAGCCCCCGGGATATCCAGATAGAAATCTTGCAGCGTGTTGGTCGCGAGATTCGGCACTTGAAGTGTCAGGAATGTCCCCGTGACCAGCATCGGTGCGGTATGAATGTAGGCGATCTGATTGTCGGATAGCGTGTTGCCGATCAGTACGTTCGGCGGCGTGTTTTCCGTTAGAATTTCGATGTTCTGATACGGGAAAGTGTCGCGCTGAAAATTGGCTGAGCCGGCGGTGGGGCTGTTGCTGCCAATGCCTACAAATAGACGCCCCTGGTCCGTGGTGAAACCAAGTTCGCCTTCGTCGAGACCGGGGTTGAAGGTCAGCGGGGTTTGCGAGGCGGGTGCGCCTGGGACGTCAGCCGTCGCACCGCGACGAAGCTGGATTTTCGTGATACTGCTGTCCGTCATCAACAATCCCTTAGTTCGGAGGCGGGATATTTATGCGGACCCGGATGGTCTTAACGGCGGGCGCCTTGTTCGACTACGCGAACCCGCATTTGCTTGACAAATCGATGATAATTAGTATCATGTGCGCTGGAGGTGATTATCATGCAGACTAAACTTCAGCCCTTGAGCGATGCCTGTGACCCGCGTCTAGCCGAAGCCATTGCCCACAATGCCGAGACCGGCGGCAGTCGCTGGATTGAGTACGACGGCGTTCTGATGCTGGTGCCACTCCAGGCACTCCGCCACACCGTTGACTATCTGAAGGCGAGTGATCGCCGCGAGATCGTCATGACATCGGTGAACGCTGCACTGGCATGTGGCTTCCCAAGCGTCAAAGCCGGGACAGCGTCGCAAGACGATGCGGTCGGCTGCGCGCAGGATGTCGTCATCTGGTTCGCTAACGAAGTGATCGAGGGGCGGGCGAGCCTGGAGGTCTCATAGAGTTATGGTCGAGCCGACTGGCCGCCAGCGACCGCCGATCCGCGCGCCAAGGCCAAGCCCGCATTATCAGCCTCGCCCTGACCCGCGTTGGGGCATGCGGCTGATCGGCGCGCTGGTTGCGCTGGCAATCGCTCTTCTGTTCATCGGTTGTGTGTGGTACGCCTTCCGGCCGTAACCACTGCCCGATTGGCTTAGCGGCGGCGCGGAGCCTTAGCCGTGACGATGGTCGGTTGTCGCGATTGGGGCTTTGGGGCATTGAGGACAGGCTCTGGTCCGCCCAACGCCGCCTCTAGCATCACCTTTATCACGGCATCCGGTGTCGGTATAAATTTTTCGGGATCGATAGCCCGCGATCGCTGATAATAATCAAATTCAGCGCGTCGGGCCGCCTTGATCATCTCTGGTGTTACACGCATCATTGGCCCGGCGTTGTCACTACTGTTGAGAACGAGGGATCAAGGTATTCGTCGCGCACACCGATCATCACGGTCATGCCATCGGCCCGTCCGCGACTCATTGTGCAGATGCCTTTGCCGTGGCGCCAGCGCTGAGCCTCGGTCCATTGCCCGACGTGGGGACCGCTCAGCGCTCGCTTAAACAGTATTTTGGCTCCGTCTGGGTCTGGGGCGTAGCGATAGGTCGGAGGGTGGTCTGACACACGCGTCACCCGATCGCGCTGCCAGACAAAGAAGTCATCGCCGACCTCAACGATGGTACCCGCGTGCCGGTCGGTCCAGCGCTGCACCGTCGCGCCCAGGCCGATTTCCGGCTGGTCCAGTTTTCGGTTGCGAACGCGCGGCTGGCGGACCGTCGGCGGAAGCGGGTCGTGGACCTGCATCCATGCCTTGACGGTGCTGTGCGACGTCTGCGCAAGGGCCGCCAAGCGCTCGATGCTGAGACCGGCCACCCAGACGGCATCAAGCCGCGCAAACGCCTGTTCCCGCTTCGTCGAGCGCGCAGTGGAAGGCGATGTCCTAGACATAACGAAATGCTTCCGCGTCTATCCTGAGTATGCATCGTATCGATTTTCACGGACTTGTCAACCAAAACGTGAGGCCCGCAACCGGCCCGCTCAGTTGACGTAAAACCCCGCCTCGACTACCGCTAGCCGCGTTAGAGTCTTGGGGGTGGTCAATGAACCGCGAAGAATTACTTAGACATGCGTATCGACCCGACATGCGGCTAATCGAAATCGGCGCCAGCTATAACCCGATCATCCCCCGGGCCTTGGGATGGCATCCCACGATTGTCGATCATGCCACACAAGCGGAATTGCGGCAAAAATATACTCAGGAGACACCCGAACGGATTGAGGAAGTCGATTATGTGTGGACGGGCGAGCCACTGCACACGCTAATACCCGAAGACATGCACGGTAACTTTGACGGCCTGATCGCGAGTCACGTCGGCGAGCACATCCCGGACCTGCTGGGGTTCCTGCAATCGGCAGATAAGCTGTTGAAAATTGACGGTATCGTCACGTTGGCGCTGCCAGATAAGCGCGGTTGTTTTGATTTTTTTCAGCCCCACAGCACGACCGGCGAAGTTCTCGACGCCTATTTTGATCGGCGGGTCCGCCATCGGCGGGGCAAGGTATTTGACGTCGTGGCCTACCACGCCCTGCGCAACAATACCGGCGGCTGGGCGTTCGGGCTGCCCCTGGAGGGCGGCGATTTTACCCTGGCGAACAGCCTTTCCACCGCATACGCTGCCTATAAGGACGCCGCAAGGGACGCAGAAGCGAGCTACACAGACACCCACGGCTGGCAATTCAGCCCCGCTAGTTTCCAGCTAATAATGTTGGAACTTCACCAACTAGACTTACTACCATGGGGTATTTCCCGTATCGAGTCGGCCAGCGGCGTCGAGTTCTATTGTTGGCTGGAACGCCGCCGTATGAAATTGGGCGAAAACGAGCTTGAGGCGGCGCGTACTGATCTGTTGAAGCAGATGACGCTCGAAATGGCACGGGAACAAACCAAGCAACTTGTTCAGACACCGCCTCCACCGCGCGTGCCGGAACCAGCGCTGCCACCAGCGAAACCGGCGCGGTGGCGGAATACCAAAACGGTTTCCGCCATCATCCCGCTCTATAATGGGGAGCGCTTCATAGAACGGTCGCTGCGCTCCGTGCTGTCTCAAACCATGCCGCCGCTTGAGGTGATCGTGGTCGATGACGGTTCGTCGGACGACGGGGCTGAGGTCGTCAACCGTATGCGGCGACAGCATCCCGAGGCCAATATCCGCTTGCTACAAAAGCACAACGGCGGCCAATCGTCGGCGCGCAACCATGGAGCCGCTCATGCTGAAGGTGATTTGCTGGCATTTCTTGATCAGGATGACGAGTGGTATGCTCGTCATCTTCAGGAATTGGCGCGGCCATTCCGCCGCCCACCGGCGGGCCAGCCGCTGGGCTGGGTCTATAGCAACCTCGACGAGGCCGACGAGTCCGGCCACATCATTCACCACAACTGGCTGACCGTGATGGGCGGCCGCCCGGAACATCCAAAGCGCAACCTATACGCGGCAATGGCGAGCGACATGTTCGTGCTGCCCAGTGCGTCGGTGATTTCCAAGGAGGTGTTCAACGCCGTCGGCGGGTTCGATGAGCGCCTGTCAGGCTATGAGGACGACGATCTTTTTCTGCGCATGTTCCATAACGGCTACAACAACATCTTCCTCGACGTCGCGTTGTCAAAGTGGTGTATCCACCACTCTAGTTCATCGTACACGCCGCGTATGCGACGGAGCCGCGTGATCTACAGCCACAAGCTGCTCGACCGATTTGCCGATGAAGAGAAGCGACAGGTGTTTTTCCGTCGCGACATTATCCTACCCCGGTTCTATGGCCATGCGCTTGCTGAGCTACGCGACGCCTTGAGCAAAGGCGACGTAGAGACGGTGGCCGAAACGCTGGACGAGGTGAAATATCTCCTCTCGATAGCGGCCGGTGAGGACGGCGGCGGCATCCATAACTGGATGACGCAGCAGCAAGCGGCGCGGGCGTCGAATATGCTGCGTCCCGTCACACCTGAGCGCGCGCTGCAACTCTACCGACTACGGCGCAAGCTCGGGCATTTCCGCAATGCCAAGGTGTTCCGTCAGGCGGTGCCACTCTACTGAAAGGTAAAGACAAGTGTCGCGACCAATGTGGTCGCGACACTGTCAGCCGATGATCCGTAGCACCACGATGTCGCCAACCGTGTCACCAAGCTCGTTCGAGTGCAGAAGTAACTGGCCACTTGTTCCGAGAATTGTCTCTATGAACCAAACGCGCCCCGCATCGTCGTCGCCGTGCATGAGCGCCGCATCGTAGCTTAACTCGACTTCTAACCGAAGCTTAGCCATGTGTCGCTGTTGACGGCGGCCCATAATATGCCTCTAGCCGGTCGAACCACATTTCTCGGTAGTGGGCGAATTCGTCACCGTCGATGAAGAATTCTTGGAAATTGAAGTCGCGATCGACCATGAAGATGATCCCGGCTTGGATGTCGTGGCCGTAAACGTCGTTGGCGGCCAGGGCGTAGGCCGCCAACTGGCAGAAGTAATTATCGATGTATTCCTTCTTTTTCATCTTGCGTGCAGTTTTGAAATCGAACACCACCGGAACCAGCGTCTCCGTCCCGTCAACCACACGCCGCAATCTGCCAAGACCATCGGCGGTGCCGGCATAGAGACCCGGGTAATACAGGTTTACCTCGCAGCCGAAAACCTCGTGCATGGCAGATAGCCCATACTCAATGATCTGATCCGCCATCGCCTCGGCCTGTTGGCGAATGAGGTTATTCCCGCCGGGCCGCTGCTGGCCGAGGATATGACACTCCAGATGCTGGTGCATCAGCGAGCCGAGATTCGTCGCCTCGCGGCTGATGCGCTCCGCTTCTGCCTCGCCAACGCGCTTTTTCCATTCCAGCAAAAGCGTTTGATCGGTTGTTGCCTCCAAAATATTGGTGACCGAGGGGAGCGAAGCGCCGGTTTGCGGACAGACGTAGTGACGGCCGTTTGGGAGTGCAAGTCGGCGCAACGCGGTGTACTTGTGCGTATCCGTTAAGAGCATCGTGTGATCAAATCTTTACTGAATTGATTGTTACGAACGTGGCCTGCGCGTTGTGGCTGACTGTGCACACGATGCCGTCGCCGTTGGTAACGATTGCCTCCAACCCACCGGAATTATCCATTTTTACCGAGGCTATACCGCCCTTCGACGCGAGCGCCAGCTTGTCCGCCAAGCGTTGAAGCATCGCGACTGCGTTTGTATTAGCGACCATTGCTGCATAATCCTCAACGATGGTGACGTAATTTTCGATAGACATAAAAATGGCGCGTCCCTGAAAGGAAGCGCCAGATGTCCCACACAACAATGTGAGATGCAAGACTATTTTTGCTTTAGGTCGTTATTGATCTGATCGACTGCCATCTGATTGACATGTTCGTCGTCTCGTTGTTCTTGCTTTTCATCGGTTTCACGGTCAGCCGAGGTTGGGTCTTCCAAATATATGCGATCCCCTTCAATGCGGCTGATGCTTTTAACCTCCTTGGGATTGAGGATATCCATCACTAAGGCGGGGGTGATGACGATGCCGAACTTGGCATGGCTCAACCCGTCAATGACTTGCTGCACGGTAACGAACGGCAAGTTCTGGCCGAGCATCGGCGTGATGATGTCAAGCGCCGCCTGCCGTAGTCGTTGCGTCATGCTGTCGCCGTCTTGAAAGCTCGCACTGAGGTCGGAACTATCGTCTGGCTGGTCAAACAATTCGAGAAGTAACATGCGATACTAGGGCGGATCATGCGATCCGCCCTCTCCTGTCTTAGACGGTGCGGACGTTGCCAGCATTGACAACCCGACCCGGCATCTTGAGCGAGTCCGGCTTGGGTTGCGCCACCGGTTTCACTTGCTGCACTGGCAGCGGCTGCTTCGGATCGACAATGGGTTCCTTTGGCTGTATGCCAGCGGCCTGATCCTGTGCCTGACGCGCCGCGCGTTGAGCACGCATGTCGGCGGGGGTCATCGGCCCGTTCGGCTTACCTTCCTCTGGACTGGCATGGGTCGGATGTTGGCTCATCGCCGACGTCGGCATATCAGGGTCTTCTCGCCCCATTTCGACGCCCATCAACGCGGGTACCGCATCCTCGCGTACCGACTTGCGGGCCGCCGCCTTGGCTTCACGGATGATCGTAACGACGTCGGCGGCGTCGATGGCGAACGCCCGCGCCGTACCGTTCACTGCCGCACCCACGTTCTTGCACTCTTTATACACATTGCGAAACACTTTGAGCACCAACCGGTCTGGATCGGACGCTTCGCGCAGACGCTTGATATTTTTGCGCTGCTGGCTTTCGAACACCGGTCCAGCGGCGAGCGGTCTGGCCGCTGGTGTTGCTGGCGCAACCGGAGCGGCGGCGGGTGCCGCTAGTAGCTCATCTTCGCTCAGGTGGCCGCCATGCTTCAATGCCATCATATGGGCGAGTTTACGCATCTGCTTGAAAATGTCTTTGATCTCGTGTGAGGAGGCAACCTCCGCCATCGGGCCATCGACTAGGTGTTTCTCGACCGAGAGATCAACCATCGCGTCGGGGTCATCCCAGACGGTGTCGGTGGTTGCCATCGACATCAAATGGCCCAGGGCATTGGTCAACTTGCTGCGCACGTCACCGCTGACCGCCAGATTATCGATGGCGTCCAAAATATCATGAGCGAAGGAGAAGCACTTCGGCGAGAAGTTCGCCAGCACATCAAGACATGTCTCGATGGCGATCGGATCAGCCGGTGGTGGCGTGTCAACAGTCTCTTCGGTTAGACGGCGGCCGCGCACGGTGGCGCTCTCCTTGCGCTCGCGACCAGCGAATCCCGATGCGCCCATAGCGTCAGCATCGGTTGGCGGTGTCATTTCAGCCGCCATATCTGGAGCCCCACCAGCCGGATCAGCCAGCGGCGGCTCAGGGGCTGGTGCGGGCGCGGGAGGCGGCACGCCAAGCGCGGCGTCACTGGCATCGGCGCCATTAACCACCTGCTCCAGTCGGACGATCTCGTTGTCGAGCGCATTCTTGGCAGTCTGCACGGCGGTTATCAGGTCGCGCACCTGCGCCGTGGCCACCTGACCAAACTGATCCGCCGCCTGCGGCCCAAAGGTGTCACGAAAGCCGTCCAGCATCGGCATGATATCACCGGCTTCCATCTTCGACAGGTTCTCGGCGATGTCTTGCAATTTCTGCGTCATGCCTTTGGCGGCCAGGACCACCTCGGCGCGCTGAAGTTCGCTTTCGATCAGCATCGCCACGCCCGGCGCCTGCGCGGTTTCGGTCACGACCGGCTTCCGTCCTGGCTTCTTCTTGCCAGCGGCGCCGGGACTCTTTTTCTTCTCGGTCATTGGGGATTCCTTTGTTTGGCCTTTTTTCTGCGCGGCCACGGGTCAATCTCACGAAGCGCCAGACGGGCGGTCTCGCTGATCAGCACCGCTTTGGCGTAGTCCGGGTGCACCAAAGCATCGGCTTCACCAAGTTGACGCCGAATAAATGCCCGCTTTGCGTCGTAGTGCTGGCATACTTCGCGTAAGTGGCTTGCCGATCTACAGTTGAGATGCAGTGCATAACGCTGTTCCAGCAACTGGAGCAGCCGTCTTACAGCAGCATTCGCCGGCAGGCGGGAGATCATATGCTCGTAGCCTCAGAAATAATACGCTCTATTTAGTATTCTCCCCAAAAGACCCAGCGCAAAAGAAAAGGCCGCCAAAGGCGGCCTTTTATTAAATCAAGCTAAACCCCAAACGTTAAGCTGTTTCGCGAGTTCATCTGCACTGGCGATGTGCCGACAGTAGGCCGCTAACAGTGCCGACGTCTCATCATCGAACGCAAACACGGTATCTTCCTTTGGCTCAATCCCCAGGGCGCCGACATGGCTCCGCCAAACATCTGCTTCTGCTGGAGACAGATCATCCGGCGGTTCTGGAAGTGGACCGGGCCTGTCAGGAATGGCCTCGTTCTCGTCATCTGATTCACAGTCGGTTGTTTCCGAAAGCGCAAGGCGATCACGAGCAATCGCCGCATATTCGGGGTTCAATTCGATGGTGATGGCATCACGTCCAAGCTGCGCTGCCGCCAGAGCCGTTGTGCCAGCGCCGCCAAACGGGTCCAGAACCCGATCTGGTACAGGTTCTCTGCCACACCGGCAGCCAGCGACCCAGGAGGTACCTCCGCGCCGCCATCGTTTTCCACAATTGGGGCAGTGGCCCTTCTCGCTCGTGCCCGCGAGTACACAGGTTTCGGCCAAGGTCGGCGGCATTGTCGCGAAATGCGCTTGCCGGAAAGGACGTGTGGGAATGTTCCATACCGAGCGGCGATTGCGCATTCCCTCAATGGCATGAGGTTCTTTGACGGCTTCCGCGTCATAAAAGTACCGTTCTTTTTTTGTCAGTAAGAACATGTACTCATGTCCTTTGGTCGGGCGATCGGTAACGCTTTCCGGCATCGCGTTCGTTTTGTGCCAAATGATATCTGACCGCAGAAACCAACCGTCGGCCTGAAGAGCGAGTGCCACGCGCCACGGGATGCCAAACAGGTCCTTGTTTTTGAATCCTGGGGGTGGCACGCAGTTGCGCCGCTGAACACCGGTGCGTGTGTTACCAACTTTGGCGGAGTTGCCCTGCGCGCCGTTGCTGCCCACCCGCGCGTACGAGTCGCCTAGGTTGATCCACAAAGTGCCGTCATCTTTAAGGACACGATGAACATCGCGAAACACTTCGACGAGAGCCGCAACGAAAGCCTCTGGCGTTTCCTCATCGCCGATTTGATCAGGATGGTCATAGTCGCGCAGGTTAAAATACGGTGGGGATGTTATACAGCAGTCGATACTATCTTCGGGCAAAGCCCCCAACACTTCTCGACAGTTCCCGATCCGAAGGTCAATGACGCCCTTCTTGAAGGGCGTGCAGTTGTCTACATCATCCTGGATAAACATAGTTTGCGATCCACCCGCTGAAATCAAGTTTGATATAATATCAATACTGTAGTCCAAGCGGTATATCTCTCTTGATCCAATGCGTGAACTCTTCCATTCCGCGCTTCGAGATTGAGTGTTTTTTGTCGCGATTTGGGTTAAGTGCCTCCGGCGCCGCGAAGAATAAGCCATAAGAAAAATAATTCCCGATTGGGTTTGCCTTTACCAAAAGGCACCAGCGGTTAATGTTTTTCGGAGATATCATCCAGTTGTCGTCGCCGCTAGTGAATTTGATGTCGAGGTCGATCTCACCAATCTTCGTATCGCAGACTACCCTGATACGCTTCGGCAGATCGAAGGCGACACAACAATCGACTTCGAATTTTCCTCCGCAAGTCGTTTTTTGCTCCGTCTTCATGAGCGTCCACGGCTTATTACCCCAAAAATCTTTGGTTTTGACAACTGATGATTGCGCTACTTCTAAAACTCGGTCCCACACCATATTTTTGTTCAGATACGCAAGAAGCTGTTTTTTCTGATTTTCCCGAAGTTCATCAGCGAAGATAATTTGTTCTGGCTCGTTCAAAAATTCAAAAATGCCGTCTGACAACATATTGCCCCGTAACTGGACCTTAGAATTGATAAAAATACTATAAAAAACGGCGCTCATCCTCCATGAACGCCTTACAACAAAGAATGTCTAAATGAACGGAAGCGGTTATTCTATTTCCAGCCAGTCCTCGGCAAGGAGATCAGCTTGGCTGGCCAACCACGGCACGATATAGCCCTGCGCCGTCTTCATGTCAATATGGGCATGGTATTCAATTTCAGTGCCTTCAGGATAAAGGCCCAGCAACGGTGGGCGGTTGACGCTGAATTTTGAGCCGGGGACGAGAAAGATGAACATATCTTTGCCGTTCCAACCACGACGGGCGACGCGTCGCCCGGCCTTCACCAGTTGCAGAGCTTCCGAGAATTCCATCAATTTGCGCCCGTCTGGTCCATACATTTATATGCCCATCCTTCCCATAGTATGTGCTTTGATGAACGCCGCGTGCGTCGCACGATGAAACAGCGCGACAGCCTCTTCGGACACAAATTCAGCAATTGGTGTGGAGGTCTCACCGTCGTCCACGCATAGCCATATGCCGTCCGCGTCTTCTCGGCTTTCCACATGTAACGTGTGATTGGCGAATTGATTCAACAGGCTCATATTACAGCCGCGCCGCGATCCGGTTGACCTTATCGCGAGCCGCTAATGCACGCTCTTTGGCGTCACTATAGCGCGCTTCGAACACCGCCGCGCGCTTGTCATCGGGATGTTTCACCAAGTAATGCTTGAAAACGATCGCGTTATTCAACGCCCCGGCGTAATCTTGTTCTGCCCGCAACAACGAGACCGCTTCCTTAGAGTTGAGCCGTCCGCCTTCATTGAGGAGACGGACCAAGCCGTGGGCAGCGTCATACAGCAATAGGTCTTCGGCAATGCACAAATTGCTCGCACTCTGCACCACATTGAAGAACTTCCGCTTACCATCTACCCGTACGCGAATCTCCCAGTCACCAACGCGCGAGCCGTTATCGGTTTTCTCTGTCATTAGCGCGGCCCGAAGCTCGCGGTCATAGCGAGCATCGTTATTCATCTGCGCGGTGATCTCCTCGACAGACTCCACGAGTTGCGCGCGTTTTGTTTTGGCTGACGTATCGTCGCCGTACATGCGCTGGAGGATGGATTTCATTGCCTGTACTTCCGATGGCGGGGTGGCGTCGCTAGTCACCGTAGCTGCGGGCGCATCTTTGGCATCGAGTAACACTGTATCGTGCGTTGGTAATGTGTTCAGTGCGCGCATGAAGCCCGCCATTTGATCAACTTCTTGCTTAGTAACCGTCATATTGATCTCTCCAAATGTCGTTCACGGAACTAACGCGGTAATAAGTCTCGTCGTGTTTACATAAGTGATCTAAAAGCCCCCGTGACGTCATTCGTCTTGCCAGTACTTGCTGGCGTGCGTCAAGCGTGTTTTTGGCGACGGTCTTCGCGCCAATGTGACGCAGTAAGGCAGCTTCTTCGGCGTTGATCGGGATTTTCCAGCCAGCGGAAATTTCATGATAACGCATTGCGGCTACTCGTCGTCTGCGTCTTCGGCAGCGAGCATGTCGTCGGCCGCGTCGTTCTGTTGCAAGGTCCGCATATGGTGTGCCCGGCGACGGCGTTGGTTCTCCTGGTGAATGACATGACGCATGTGGTGGAAGCGGAAACGCGCATGGGTTAAACGTCGCCGAGCGCGGAACCGATCGCTGGCGTCATCATCAGTGTTGCTATCCTCGGCGAAGTGTTCCAGGAGGACGAAACCATCATCGGTCTCGCGGATCAATTTTTCAGCCAGCAACTGGAACAACACCGCCTCCGCCTCCGGTCTGGTGCTGCCCGCGCCGAGAGCATCCTGAGTCCAATCGATGGCTTCTCTAACCGAATCGCCGATAAAGTACATTACTTTTTGGCTCTGCCATAAACGCCGACATTTTCGTTGAGGCTCGCCTGAAGCGCCATTAATCGTGAGCGCACCGCCTTGAGATCGGCCAAGACGATGTTTGGCAGCGCCGCCTCCAAGGCGTCCAGCGCCGCCATTGCCTGCGCCGTCGGACAACCTAGATTGTCCGCCTCCGGCTCCTCCACCTCGAAGCTCGCAGCCGGCATCGCTGGCTCCGAAGTTTCGGGTGTGGTCGTCAGGCCAGCAAGCTGCTGCATGCGATGCAGCGGCGGCAACCCCACCATGCCGATGACGCCCTCATCCAGCTTCGTAACATTCTTTTTGTGCACCACGATCGGTTTTCCTTCGACTCTAACTAGCATTGTATCTGTTCCTTCAGGACCCTCCGGGCGCTCAACGGTTGCCGTCACGCGGCGGCGCTTGCCGTCGTCACCAATCACGGTGATCTCGACCTCGTCGCCGATGGTGAACTGAAGGTCACCACGCCGATTATGCCGACGGGTGTTTTTCTTTGATTCGACGGCGTCGAGGTTTGCGCCGCGAAATAGCGTGTTGACTTCTTCATCGGTTGCCGTGAAGCGATTGACCAGGGCCTGGATGGCTTCGGCATCACCCTTGGCGACCGCGTCCGTCAGGTCCTGCAATTGCTCGTTGTCGAGTCCATCCAGGAGCTTTTCGACCGCCTCTTCATCCAGGCCGACAAGCTCGCCCATCTTGCTGACGAAATCTGGATCGTCGGCGTTACTTGACATCGCTGCTGCCATCGGTTGTTGTTGCTTTGATTTTGTTGTTGCCGGGCTGCCCGGCCGCGACCACCCGTGAGACTTCCTTGCGCGTGACGCGATCGCCGCGCTTGCACCACACCGTCTTGACGATCGACACCGTCGCTTCCAAAAGCTCTCCGAGCACCATGTAATGTCTTTCGCATAGAGAACAGAAAGTATTTATGTCAGCGACACAACCTGCGCCGCAGAGGCCCGGGCTGCGCCGGGGACATCGCAAAAAAGGGGCGTCCGAAGACGCCCCCCAGTTTGGTCGCGTTAATTATTGTTGTTATTAGGTCAGGGTGGGGCCGAAGCTCACCGACAGATTGCTGTCACTGGTCGTCCAGCCGAAGTTCAGACCGTCGCTGACGATGCGGTCGATCAGACGCGGACCTCCCACGGTCGGCGAGGTTTCGGTGCGCGGCACAGCGCCCCAGCCGGTCTGCCCTGATGCAACCATAGGCGACCAGCCCTGGTGCTCCAACGCCATATAGACGGAGAACGGTGCGCTGGTACCCATGATCGCGCTCATGATGATCGGCTGGCCGCGCAGGGAGACAATCTCGATCAGCTTGTTCAGCGCCGCAACGCCCTGCGAGGTGAAGGTGCACGTAACGGAGGAAAGCGTCTGCGCGGTGGACAGCGTGATGTGCGTGCTGTCAGTGACGCCGACCACGATCGGGGTTCCAACGACACCTGTTCCTGTTACAACCATACCGACCGTAACGTTGGTGTTGGGCGAGCCAAGGGTCACGCTAGCGCTGGCAGATGCAGTGCAGCTTGCGGTGGTGGTCGTGGTCGCCTGACGCAGGTCAACGCCGGTAGCGATCGTGATGAAGTCCATGTTGGAGGTCACGGTCTGCACGCCAGAGGCAGTGGCCCAGTTGGGGCGAGTCTGACCGTAATAAAAATCAGCCATAGTAAATCCTTTCGGAATTCGTTGTTCTATGGTTATTTATACAACAATGCGTTTTCGCGAACACGCCGTTACTTTTTTTGTTTGTTCGCTGCCTTCGATGTTGGTGGCCGCCGAACGACCGTCGGATAGATTGAACGCCATGCCTCTTTCGCAGCCCCAAAGCCCGCGCCGAGAGTTCCAGGCACGGTGGCGACGCTTGCGGCGCCGGTTGCGCCCGCCGTAGCTGCCTCCTGCAAGTCGTCGTTGAACGCTGGCGACAAGCTCTTAAGCTTGTCCAGTAGCTCGCTGTGCGGCGCAAGGCTTTGCAAGCGCTGAACCATCGTGTCAACCGCTTCGCCCTGCTCGCGCTTCGACGCTGCGTCCCAGTGCATGATGCGACGACGCAGCGACTTCAGGCTTGCATCGGTAACGTGGAACATTCCGTCCAACCGGTTGAATAGGTGCTGGGTGTACTGATCAAGCTGCTTGCTAGCGGCGTGTCGCAGCCAATCGCGCACCGCTGGAACCGACAGCTTGTCATCACCATCGTTCGTCAACGCGTGGATCATCACGTAGAGATCGTTGCCGTCGCCTCGCCACGCGGCGAAATGACCGTCGCGCACCGCCTTATCGCAGTAGTGTTCGGCCCATGTTTTTGTCGTCGCACCAGCCAGCAGCATGCGGAGCGACAAGAAATAAAGAAAGCTCACTTTGCGCAACCGGGGTTGGTCCCACTTCGCCAGCGCAGTTCTCGACGGGATCAGGCGGCTTTCACATAGTTCCGGCAAGAGGCGGTACGATTTCATGGCCGCAGCGACTTTGTGAGGGCGTCAGCGATCTTCGGGTCCAAGTTCGACCCATCGGCTCTAACCAGTCCGTGGCTCTCCTGATCGGCCCGCAGCAACAGGGTTTTGAATGTCGGGTCGCCCCGGGTGAATTGTTTAAAGGCGTGCTTTATCGCGGCGATTTGGCGCTGATCGCCTCCGCTATGATGGATATGCCTGTCGAACTCCTTTTGAATGACCAACATGCCCATCTTGGCCGAGTTGTTATCGTCTTGTTTTGGCGGCGCCGGCTTACTCTGCTGCCGTCCTGACTGAGCACGATCCAATCCGTGATAGACGACCCTGCGAGCGACAGCTAAAAACATCTTGTCCAACTCTGAGCGCTTTAAAACGTCATCGTTCGCCTTCTCGCGAAGCTGCCAACGTGCGCCCTCAACAAGCTGTGCAAGTTCCGGAACCTTCTGCACGATCTCCGGACGACCTTTTAGATACTTGAGCAATTGGGTGACTTGTTGCCGCTCCAGCGAGTCTGGTGACGTCTGTTGCGTCGCAGATTGAATCATTGAAAGAACTTGGCCGCGATTGGGTTGAGGTTGGTTCAGGAGCGGCATGAGCCCGGTCAACAACCGCCGCGCTGGTGTGGCACCTCGTTGCTGCGGCGCCATCGGGGCAACCGGCGGATTGGGCGGCGCTGGCGGCGCTGGCGCTCCTATCGCTGCCGGAGCCTGCTCGGACGGCAGGCTGTTCATCGCCGCGTTGCTGATCCTATTGGGGTTGTTTCCCGACTGACGCACCAAATCCCTCCATTGCTCCGCCGACAGGTGCGGGCGACCATCAGGCGTCTGCCGGATCGGATCGGGCGTCGGCGGTGCGCTTGCTGACGGATCAGGTTGCGGAGAAGGCGGCACGACTTGGTCAGCTTGCGCCGATGCAGCGGGCGATGCCTTACCTGCCTCCGGAGCCGGTTCGGTAGAAGGTTCTGCCTGAGGTGGTGGTTGAGGGGATTGCGGCGCAAAGTTCGGCACCGACCCGCTTCGTGGGGCCGGGCTACCGCCTGTGCTTGCCGTTGTTGACGTGTCAGCGGTTGGCGTTGCCCACGGATTTGGGGGTTGCGGGGTAAAGTTAGGCACCGACCCTCTACCCTTGGCGACGGGCTTTGGTACCGGTCCCCACGGATTGGCGTTCTTGTCGGGAGCGGGCGGGGGCTGATACCCAGTGATCTCCGAAATCTCTTCCGGCGGTACCATCCCTCCGTAAAGTTTTTTTAGGTAGTTATCGGCCTCGGCGCGTGTGGCTTTGATCCCGGCTCCATGCTGCCAGCGAAGAAATCGCTTCAAGCCGTCTGACGCAATAAGGCGCGCAGCCAATTGCCCACGCGAGGCATCACCACCGCCGAAATAGCTCCCGGCCTTGGCCGCCAGCGCGTGGCGGCGCGCATCCGTCGCTGCTCGGAAGCGCGTAGCTAGGGCGTCGCGATCAAGCTCGGTCAGTTTATCGGCCATGGCGGGGGGTCCTCTTCGCCTTCGCTTCGCGCAGCGCCTTCAGCCGACGGGTGAACTTGCCCTGTTCTTCACACGCAATTGCTCGGACTAAACATTTAATCAAATTATTTGCCACGTCGTCGTCGAAGCTTTCCCGGATCAGGCGAATTAGATTGGTGGCGGAGGCGATGACCTGCTGGCCGCGACTTTCAATAAACAGTTCTTTGTCGCGTGCCGGTGCGTAATCCAGAATCTCAGCCACGATGCCTCGCATCTTCTTATCCACATCAGACTCCTTGCGGCCCGAAGTGGCGAGCGATGACGTTCTCGATCATATCGGCGGCGCGCTGCATTCCCAGTTCGATGCCGAAGCCGACCTCTCCGTCCTGGCTTTCGGTAAACGACCGCAGCTTAAAGACGACGTCGAGCAAATCCTCAACCAGCGGTCGTGGCGGCGCCACCTCCGGCTCATCGAGCGGGGTGGCGATGTCGTTATCTGACTCATTCAGTGCTTCAGTCATGGTCATGAAATCTCGCATCTGCAAAACGCTTATCCATCAACTGCTCAAGTCTCCTATTTAGGTTAATCGTCCGTGCTGCGGCTGCGGTTCATCAAGTCCACTAGCTTCAGGCCCACATTTTTGTCCGGCCGATCGTTGGTCGGCGTCTTGCGGTCGAGTTTATTCTTGACCTGTTGTTGCAGGTCGCGATAGCTCGATGGCTGTTCGACATCGCGGGCTGACAGAACCGGATCAGAGATGCGCATACAGGTATTGTCGTACGCCAGTTTGATGCGTTGGCCGACGCCTGCTGACCCTCTGGTTTTCAGGAATACAAAATCAAATTCACCGCGTTCCTTGTGCGACGGCGGAGCGTACAGGGCGATGGCGTTATCGGCCGTGTTGATCTTCGAGATACCGCCGGCAGTGTGTGACTGGTCGAACTCACCCATGGCTTCGAGCGAACTATTATGAGTGAGGATACCGTTGGCAACAAACAAATGATCACCATCAACCTCGATGTCTATCAAGTCCATTTCTTCTAGCTCCAAAATTTCTACGATTTCATCGTCAATGAACATGTTGACGTCCTTTAAATGGTTGGCACACAAGTTGATAATAGTGTCAGGATGTTTAGTCAGATGTTCCGCGACGCGCTGCTCCTCGTCGGTGCACGCGAGGTTCCGAAAAATCGGAACCTCGCATAAAGACATTGGCGGCGGTCCGTAGATTTCGTCATAGCGCGGTATTAACTGACCGAAGTTTGTCACCCGCATTCAATCCATTCTCAATCGAACGCAGGCCGACGGCGGTCGGGAATCGGTGGTTACCGCTGCACACTATCGTCTTGCCTGATTTCATTTTAATAGCGTATGCCTTCTTTTTTGTAGCTGAAAAAACATCCTGCACCGTCACAAAGCCAGTCGATCCCATGATCTGATCCCCTGGCTTTAGGTCCTTGACACTTATCATGCCGCGCGACTTCTCATAGACTTCACTGGCGGGAGACACGCAACGGTTCATCTGACTTGCGGTTGCGCCGAAAGCACTCATTTCGTGCATAAGCGCACGAATTTCTTCTGATACAAATTTGTCTTTGATGAAGAGGTTTGAGACGTCGATCCGCCTGTCAATAGGATGCAAAAGATCAAGATAATCTATAATGATAGCGTCCGGTTTGACGCCGTGGATGATCTCGAACTCCTTTAGGTAAGCTCTAAAATCATTCACATTGGTACCGCCCTCCGGATAACGCTTCACGACGAGACGACCCGCTTTTTTGCTTTTCATCTTAATGGCCAAGGCGGAGTCAGAAATCTGCCGCACCACTTCGCGTGTACTACGCCCGGTCAGCATGGCATCCATTTTTAGTGCAGCGTGATCTTCGTCAAGTTCTAAACTAAAGTACACCACATTAAACCCCGCGAGCGCCCAGTTGAGCGAGAGGTTCTGCAAAACAAGGCTTTTGCCGCTGTTATGACTGCTGATACCGTTCGTGAAATAACGGTGATTCTCGTGGCCGATTGCTAGGTCGTAGACGACCTGTTTGCCCGCCGGTGCCACTTCCGCGACATGATGAACGCCATCTGCGCACAGCAGTGGCGTGCCGACGGCAAGCTCGTGGGCAAACAGCCATCCGCCATCTGGTCGTTGAAAAAGGTGATCGTCACTGGCGGTGATGATGGTCCCTGTTTCCATTGTAATGGTTATGGTGTCTTTTTTACCCTTGTTGCGCCATTGCTCAACGGGTACCCATCCGTCCGGGCTATCGGCCAAAAATTGGCCTGCACCATGGTTGACTGCCGCGAGGTCTTCGATTGCTACATCCTGTGGCTGCGTGTCTTCGTATAAAACTCGCACCTTTGTACCGGCCACGACGCATCCACTATTACCTAGAAAAATATTCAGCCCGCCGCGCTCGAACCCGCCGTAGAGTTTTTCGTCCAGAAGCGGCCAACCGGTTGAAACCTTCGCTGATTTGTCTAGCAGGCGGTGCAGACGCGTTTCCGGATCGTCAAAATAATCGGTGCCGAGATCAGACATGAGCCGGATGGTCAGTGCGTCCTTCACGCGTTGTGAGAGCACGTCCGCTTGACCTTCCCGCAGCAGATCGACACCGTCGAGGATAACGTTTTCCATTGCTCGATAGCGACAGAAGCCCTCGAAGTCATTGCAAAACCACTCGCGTTGCACCGCCACCTGCTCCGGTGAGATCGGCAGTAGCTCTACACCGGTCTTGGCTTCGACCATCTCGCGGCTGGGAATCGCCCGGTATTTGTCGGCGTGCTGGAGAATGTAGCGCACCGCTGGGCGGAACCGATCATCGAAGTATTCATCTTGGATAATCGTCCGACACTTGGCGAACAGGTCATTGTCGGCAATCAATATTGATAAAAAAATCGTTTGTGTTTCGGCGTTATATTCGTTGGCGAATTCTTCTCGGACCTTAGTTTTCGTCATTAACGTCCCTCTACAAATAGTTCATACGCTGCTTAATGATGACAGGGTCGCTGGTGATGCTTTCGACGATGGATCGTAGCGTATATAATTTACCGTAGCGGCGCACCGCCTCATCGACGTCTTTTATATCATTATCCCACCAACTTTGCCGCCGGTAATTGGTGAACGCCACGCCCCAACCCTCCTGGAGCGCCACCTCGACCAGTCCCCTCCCGGCTTGATCGCGATCCGGGATGACCACCGGTTGTTTGCCGTGGCAATTGATAGCCCGGATTTGCTGCGGACTGAGATGCGCGCGCATCGCCGCAACGCCGTCAATTACTAGCGCATCGAATACCCCCTCGACAACGAAGACATACTTCCGATTTGGTGCACTAAGACAATTAATGTTGAACAAATAGTCGCTTGGCACCTGATTATAATATTTCCTCTTCACCGCATCGATGCTACGCCCGATCCAGCCGACACGACGCTCGTCTTGAAAGCACGGGATGATCAAATGCCGATGCAGATTATGGTCGCGGCTCGGCGTCCAGAAGTATTTCGTCGCAGTGGCTGCCACATCACCACGCGACAGCATGTAGGCCGTGACCGCATTGAAGTCGGCATCGTGACAGTCCGCATCAAGCCACTGCTCGATCGACCGGCTGCCTGCCGGCAGGCTGACCGTGTCGAATGTCGGTACGGCTGGGGTCTGATGTTGCTCGCTCGCAATCTCCACCATGCCAGCGAACTCGCGGGCGTAGTATTTCATCCATGCGATCTCCCGCTCAGGCACGCCGATGCTGGCAAGGAAGTCTTGCATGTTCCGGCTGAGCGGCTTGCCAAGCTCGAAGCGCGACGCGAAGCGACAGTTTTGGCAATATACCCCAAAATGCGTGGCGGATCGAAATAGCGCACACCGCTGGCGCGTGTCGCGTGTCTCGCCACGCGACAAACACATCGGACAATTGAACTTGCGCTCGGCTCGACCAGTGCCGCGCCGCGACATCGCAGCGGTCTGGCTAGCAACGACATTCCAGATAAAATCTAGATTTAACTGAGAACTGAGGAAGCTCATGTAATTCTCGCCGTTAAAGCGGTAGCAATGCTCACGATTGCGCGAGGAGTCAACCCCTATTGAGTCGATGACCGTTATACACCATGCTGGCGGGGAATTGATGGAGTCGCACAAGCTATGTCTGAAACGGTTGACCTGCGTCGCATGCACGAACAATGTGCCTTCGAACAACGCGTCGCCCGGCGTCTGCTGGATGCCGAATCGCGCGAAGCGCGCCTGCCGATTTATGGCCAGATCGCCATAGAGTACGCTGCCCGGTTTCCGGAACACCTGCCGACGGCGGACGCCAAGCGGCAGCGGACGGCAGAATACGAGAGCGCCTTTGTCACCCCTATGCTGCGTCCCGACACGATTATGGCCGAAATCGGTCCCGGCCGCTGCCATCTCGCGTTTCGATTGGCGCGACATGTAAAAAAAATTTACGGCATCGACGTCGCCAGAGCTTACCTCGGCGACGACACCCCTGACAATTTCGAATTCCTTCTGACCGATGGCATTCGCATGCCGCTGCCCGACTATAGCCTTGATCTTGTTGTCAGCAATCAATTGATGGAGCATCTCCATCCCGACGATGCGCTCGATCAACTGCGCGAAATTCACCGCGTGCTCAAGATCGGTGGCGTCTACGCCTGCGTGACGCCGAACCGGGTCAATGGACCCCATGATTGCTCAGCCTACTTCCCCGACCTGCCGTGCCCGATGTCTGGGCGGAACTACATTGCCGCCGGGCTACATTTCAAAGAATACACCTCGCGGGAAATGATCGATATCTTTAAACAGGCAGGATTTCGCAGTGTGCGGCCGTTTATCGGCGCACGGGGGCGCTACTTGCGGGTGCCAAGGCAGCTTCCTGCGCTGGTCGAAACCGCCGTACAGGCGCTGCCGGCCGATTGGCGGAAACGCTCGAAGTTGCTAGGCATGATCATCAGCAACCGTGTGATAGCAGTCAAATAAACCGAAGAGATGGTATAGGCCATGATTATTCGATTGATGCAGTCAGTCGCGTTGGGGCTCCTGGTCAGTGCCGCTGCCCCAGCGCCTGCACCGTCACCAGACCCACATCAACAACAACAACAACAGCCTGCGTTTCCGGGCGCAGCCAACTTTCCGTTGAAGAACGACGGGCTCCAAGAAATTCTCGATGCGTTGTATCCCGGTCGTGTGTGGCGCAGCACGCACATCGCGGCTTGTCATGTTGGATGTCCAGTCAGTGTCGCTGGGTTTCTCCCCTTCCGCGATGACGCTGGCTGGCATCTGGGCCTTGTCATCGTGGCGAAGCCGCGTCGTCCGGCGCACGCCGACGGCGTGGTCCTCGGTATCGCCGACCTGTTGAACACCTCGAAAGGCTACGTTATCGCGGCAGGCACGCCTGAATTGGCTGACGAGGGTAGTTGGGGCGAGCCGCCGCAGATGCAGGTCATGCACGCTGAGCTTTTCGGTATGGCGCTCATCACGATGCCAGCAGCCAGCAATCAAGGCGAGATGGTGCAAGACTGGAACTTGTATCTTAATATCGGTGGTAAGTTTCAGCGCGTCATCTCATTTCCAGCGATACATGATCGCAGCGACGCCTGCCAGCCGTCTGATTCGCCTTGTCGTCGCCTCGATTTTTCGACTCAAACCGCGCTGTATGACCATGGACGACAGGGGCTTAGTGTGCGCGCCATCCGGCGTGATATTACGGGAGCGATTTTAGAAATAAAAGACATATGCATCGCGCCGCCACCGTCGTACAAGGTGACTGCTTGCGACGACGCCTCACCACCTTTCCGATAATTATGAGGTCTCCATGACAGAGTTCGTTCAACTACCAGAAACTGAAGCAGAATTCGTAGCGGCGGTAACAGCCGACGACGATAAAGTTCATATCATTACGACTCCCTTGAGCCGTATTGGCAGCACCACATTCGCCGGGCTGGTGGAATATTGGTGGTTTCATCCGACCAAACCTGAGAACGACCTCTTCGACCTGCATTCAATGCGCTGGGAGGGCGAGTTATATTCGGTAATTTCCTTTCCAACTGAACATTTTTCCAACGCGGTCGCATGGGCGGCGGTTCTCGGCATGCGCCTCGTGGATGGCGTGCCGACGCTAATCGGTGGCCCGACGAAACCAGACGGCACGCCGACGATCAAGTATTTCCCCGGCGGTATCCTTTCCAACGGCACCGATAATCGTCAAATGCATACGCTTGAGCGGAGCCAGGAGATTGAAACCAAGTTCACAGAGAGGCAACTTTTCGCGCGCGAGGGACGCCTAATCGACAAATTCAGTGAAGGCGTTATGCTGCGACCGGCTGAAGCTCGCGACTTTGTTTATGGCATCGGTCAGTTCGCTGATCCCGCTTATGAACGCCTATACTTGGAGATGACTTACGAGGAACTGATACGGCTACAGGGCGGGACCGCTAATTCCCATAGTTAATATGGCTGGAGACCCAATATGCACGACACGGCGACTGAATGGCAAAAGACAGCACCTGCCGAAATATGGATCGAAAACGTCAAATGGGAGTCCGGCCGGCGAAACCACGTCTGGACTGGCAATGGCAATGATCCTGGGGCGCCTTATGACGCGGTCTATTATGTCCGCGCCGGTCAACAACGTGCGGACGACGGTGGTGATGACACGGCCGCTGGGCTGGCGGCTGCCCTGCGCGATGTGATGGAGTGGATCGGTAATTGGTCGCCCAATTTCGTCTATGATGAAGAGTGGCCAAAAACTGAGGCGAAGGTGCGCGCTGTGTTGGCGACAGCCGCTCGCAGGGGCCTATGAAATGACGGAATTGGATAACCGTAACGACGCCTTGGAGGAGATGGCCAGGGTTTGCGACGCTTGCGCTGCGGCCTACCAGGAGCCAAGCGATGCGCCAGAAAAGAGATCGATCTGTTAGAATCCGAGGCCGCCGCCAGAATCGGCGCGATGGAAATTCGCCGCCTGATTAGATAGAATAACTTATGTCCGGCGCGCCAATCTAATTCGGTGAAGGCGCGCCGGCAACTCGTCGTATTGCAGCAATGGATCGGACTTGTAGGTCGCCAAAAGCTGCTCGTCCGTGAGACGGACATGTTGTCTTGGCGGATAGACCCGGCGAACACGATCGCGTCGGCGAGGCGGCAGATTCAGTTCCTTGGTAAACTCGTCCACCAGCGTTCGCACATAGCTGACTTCGTCTGCTGACGGTGGTGACCTAATCGGCCGGTGGTTCTGTTGCCAGACAGGCACTGCTAAGGTGTACCAGATTGCGCACGGCGCAGTAGGTTAGCGTAAGCCTCAAAGTCTTTCATTGTGTAGTCGCCGGAGACCTCTTCCTTGCTGTGACGGATGGCGCCGACCGGCGCCGGACTGCTACAAAGAAGAAGGACATACATTTCTGTCCGGTCGGTCTCAGCAACCGGCACCTCACGAAATCCAATTATCCGGCGGCCTTGCTCAACAACAGCATCTTCGCGGAATACGTCAATGGTGTCGCCGATAGCAAATAGTGTCATGTCTATGCCTCATTTCGGGCTTCGTTAAGCAACGCTAGCGAATTCGCCGGAATTGTCAATGGATTTGTGATATAACAAACGAGGCCGAAGTGTTTACCGGTTTAGTTCAAATCCTGTTCAGCAGCAAGGCGGCCAGCCTCGGTGATGCGGTAGCGAAAACCAATTTTAACGCCTCGATCGTTCCGGACCACCTCAGTGGTGGACGTACCGGCGATTTTCACAGGTTCAATCAGTTTCTCCGTCAATAACTCACGTGCCAAAGTTGCCAGCAGGCTCACATTCCCGGCGTGGAACTGGACTGCCCGGCCGGAAAAATTGACCCGCTCGCGGACGATCTCGCCGCCGTTAAGCAGCGCCGCGCGCAAAAACGCCTGCCGCGCGGGTGTGAGAGTTGTCATTTTACCCCCGCCGGGTTGGTGTGCCGTTG